TTCTGAGCTGCATTCTCGTGGCGCGCAAGGAACCACTTCCTGTGGTTCTCCAAGTACTCCTGACGGAGTTCAGGTCGTCGGAGGTCACGAGGAACTCGCTCCATGCGAGGATCAACGCTGTCAAAACCAGAGAATGAAGTTCCGAGTCTGTCTCTTGTCATTGTGACGTAGTCAGGATTGATCTCAATTCCGACGGCATCTCTATCCAGCTGCTGGCACACACGCAGCGTTGTGCCGCTTCCCGAAAACGGGTCAAGAACTAGGTCCCCTTCATCCGATGATGCGAGAACCATGCGCTCAATGAGTCCTTCTGGTTTCTGGGTTGGATGGTTCTGTCTATTCCCGTTGCAGTAGTGGACATGGGAAAACTCCCAGACATCCCCAGGATTTGCCCCGCGCATGTTGTTCCTCTCCCTGTAGAACTTCTGCGGGACACGAACCGCGTCGAGGTTGAATTTGGCTTTCTTCCCCTTTGTGAACATGAGGATGTCATCATGCCTTGGAGAGAAGCCCTTCGTTTTTCCCATTCCTTGCGTGTAATGCCAAACGATCCAGGTGTTGAAGAACATCTGAAGATCACGATCAAGAATATCATATAGGTATGAGATGAACCTGAAGCCCATGAAAACATAGAGGGTCCCTGTTGGCTTCAGAACGCGGTGAGCTTCTCCGAGCCAGTTTCTGGAGAACTGAAGGTATTCATCAAACCCTTTGACGTCATGGTTGTTTCCATAGTCTTTGCCAAGGTTATAGGGAGGGTCAGCAATCACGAGATCGACAGAAGATGCGTCTATCTTCTTCAGTTCATCAAGTGCATCACCTGTAACGATGTCGATATTACTCATCCGTCTTGATCCATCCGTTTTTGGTGGCAAGGGTAAGCCACTGCTCGAAGCCATTGCGAGAATTGAGGATCTACTTCTTTACAGAAACCTTGACGTTCTCCTTACCCGGAGCCGTGATTGCGCACTGATCGGCAACCGCCGTACCGCATGCCTCCGTCACTGCCGTTTTCGTAGCACTAACGATACCCATGAACTTCTGATCGTCCCCGACAACCTTACGAAGCTTCTCCACGTCGATAGCCGTAACCATACCCGTCTTGACAACAGCGGTCAGCGTCAGCGTGGTTTCCTCCGTCTGTGCCCGCGTATCAAACGACCTAACCCCGCCGTCCTTCATATGCGCCAACAGACTCTTCCGTGCCTTGTCAGCCTTACGCTTTGCAGCGTTAGCCTCATCATTCGCAAAGAAATACTCCTTTACCAGCTTGCGCATCTCCGGGGTGACTCCCTTGCTGTTCTCCGTAGTCTCAAGCGTTCTGCGTTTGAGTCTTGGCATTGTTCCCTCCGTGTTAGTGTCCGCTGTAGGACCGTTCTTTATTGTCAAGATATACTATAGCACGATAATGATCTTTTGTCAACCCCTATTTGAAAAGTTTTCAGACCGTCACCGGCTAATAGAACTGCGCCTTTTTGGTAACTGCTGACACCCCTGCAATCTACGTGCCGCAACCTCACACCATTCCTCCTCTTGCTCAACTAAAACCGCCCTGATACCTAGTCGCTTACACGCTACCCCCGTCGTACCACTCCCCGCATAAGGATCAAGTATTTTATTCTTATCCGGCATAGTCACCATACGAATTAAGTACTCCATCAGCTTCAAAGGCTTTACCGTAGGATGTCTATTTCTTTCCCCACCCTCTAACCTTTTCTCTTGCTTACTAGCTTTTGGGCAGAAGAATAACCGACGCACATTTCTCGGCATACCCGCAAGTACCTCTTGGCTGTCCTCTAATATAACATTAGCAGGATACCGCCCCTTATCCGTATATACATACTCACCCCCATATGTATTATGAAACCCTCCCCCACTGTACGCCTGTACTCTGCTCTCTCCTCCACTAGCAATACGACAAGCATCTATATTGAGTCCAGATACCCCATCTCGTAATGCCTGCTGGTAATACGCACCCTCAAACGAAAACTCAGCTACTACAATAGGCTCCCACGCCGGTTTTAGACAACTCCGATAACCTAACCACTTATCCCCCTTACCTTTTCCCCGCTTCTTATTAATCGCCTGCCCTATATCATGCCCCTTTGGAAAACCCTGCGAATGCACCCATATAATCATATCTTTTAGATGCATTCCTACATCTTCGATATTTACCATAAGTCGATGCACTGTTCTCGTACCCCCAAACACTAACCATGTACTTCCAGTGCAGCACGCTACTCTAATCATTCTCAGAATAGCAACACTAGGTATACTGTAATCCCACTTATGTTGAAATAGTCTAATACCATAGGGGGGATCAGATACAACCGCTGTTACGCCACGAATACCCCCCATTACTTCCTCACACCCCGCATGGTACAGCGTAATCAACTGATCCTGATAATAGGGTGTCACTTTTACATATCCCCCACAACGTGTACCCGCGCCCATTCTGGTCGTATGGCTTCTACATCGGGTCTTTCTTCTAACTCTTGCAGGTTGTAACCAATAGACACATCTGACACGATATCCATCGGAGGCTCTATACTGAACCACTCCAGAAGGGGGGGCGTCTGCATGTACCATTTAAGTGCCCCCGCCGCCTCCTCCGCAACTTCCTCTCGCGCTTCGATCTGCGTAGCGTCATGGATGAACGCGATAGGGTGCATCAGATCGGTTTCACTCCACGGATTCTCCCAATCCATCGGACAATCAGCGGCAAAACGATTCATACCGATCAACCCAAGATCAGAAGCCATGCGTTGAACCGGGGCATTTATGCCCTGCCGTTCAGAAGCGTACTGCGTTAGCTCATCATCGGAATACACAGACGGCAAACGCCTGAGAGCGCCGTGCAGTGCCCTCACGTATCCGTGCTCGCGACAAAACGCCCGCATACCATCGTGCCACGGAGACAACCCAGAGTATAACTCAAAGAACGCCTCCCGCGTTCTCTGCGCCTCCTGCTCTGTCACGTCAATACCGTATTCAGTCTTAGCATAGCTCATAAACTTACGCCAACCCATGCCGTAACAATTTGATACCAACTTACCATTAACCGTAAACCTACGTCTAGGACCCGCATCTAGTAAGTCATAGACCTTTTTCTGGTTCTGTTCAGCAGATTCGTTCGCCTCGATACCAACCGCAAATTGCTCTTCGAGTAATTCCCGTCGTTGTTTATTCTGTCGAAATCTAGCCCCTTGAACGTCACACCCGGCCACATCTCTAAGGCCCACCTGATAAACGACTCTCGTGAAAGAAACTCTACGCGTATCCCTCTTCCTTTGTAGTTCGCTGAACTCCTGTGTGTCCATCGTTCGCACCGCTGTACCATAGCATCGTACCGTGCTCCAAGAGTCCGAACAACATTCTGAGGCGCATGATACTTTCTCGCTCGCTGACATTTGCAGTTTGTAGTCTTGCCTGACAATAAGTTGTCCACAAGAATCCAATACCTCTGTCTGCACATAGAGCATACCGCTTCGCAGTACCTCCGACTGCGCTCCCTCTTCTCTATCCGGCCCGTCAGAAAAAGACACCCGTACTGCTTTTGTCCCAATTGCCGTAACAGCGATTCGTTCGTTCTCCATCTTGGATGCTGCTTCCCCGAACGAAACCGTCCGTCCGTCCTGCAACCACACTTTATGCTCTGATGTTGCTGTGAGCCCATCATACTCTATCACCTTTCGTATACCCCGGTACACCAATCCACAATGCCGAACCCACTCTACACCATCCCATACAAGATGTCTAATCGTTATATCCTGAATCCTTACAAGACCCTCATTCGTTAACACTAACGAATCTTCTGCGATACAAAACCCAAAATTGACAGCCTTTGCCCGAAACCGCGCAAGCTTCCGCTGCTTATCGGGTAACGCCATAAACTCTTCTATCGTGATACCCATCACCTTTGTCGCCGTCGCCGCATGAATATCCCCACCCATAGCATAGATTCGGAGCATAGTAGGCTCTCTAGCCATCCATGCCGCCAAACGCAGCTCAGCTTGCGACAAATCAGCCTCAATCAGCACATACCCCGGTCTAGCCCTAAAACACCGCCGATATGCCTCTATGAACTCCTGCATACGCGGGGTCTTCCCCCGCTTTGGTATGTTCTGACCGTTTGGCGACGATGACGCTGTACGTCCAGTATTAGTACGGTGCAAGATGTACGCTGGGTGTATATTCCCCTCACCAGACAAGTACTTCCAAAAACCTGTAGGATCTTCGATATCACGCCACCACGGATGCCCCGCCACATCAATAACCAATTCCCGCCCCGCCTTGACACGTCCAGTACGGAAATTACCCTCATCCCCCTCCGGCCATATCTCCTCATCCGGAGGAGGAGGTGTCACATACTGAACATCAAAATTCTCATCCTCAAGAATCCTATCAATTACATCCTGCGCCCGCTTCTCGTACTTCGTACCACTCTTCAACAGTTTTACCCCGTGATACTTCTGAGACGCCGGGGCACCTATGTACGTACTACGAAGCTTCTGCAACTTCTGATAATCCATCAAATCCGCAACAAACGTATCCTCCTCAAAGTACGGCAAATGCTCCTTACTTGACGTTGACGGCACACGCTCAGCCGGGGGTAGGTTCTCGGTTGTCTTTGTAAACACCCTAGGCATTAACCCCCGCCCCCCTTCCCGCCTCGCGCTAAACAGCACATCCCGCGTAAAATCATGTCGAGAAAACGACAGAATATCCTCCGGGATCTTACCTTTGTGTTCCGGATTATCCAAATGCCTCTGTTTGAGCCTGCGCGGTATTTGCCGCATCAAATCGTTATACAACTCTCGCTCAGCATCCCCTGCGACCCGCACAAGATCAATCAATGATTCCTGATCCATCCTCAACCCATACCGCTCAACTCTAAAAAACGTACGAAGGGCAGGCATATGGATCTTAGTATAGCATCGGTAATTAGCTACATCCTTCTTGGCTTCCCGCACAAGTGTCTTGCACAGCCGCAAACTGGCATCCGAGTCTCCGCACGCATACGGCAACAGCCTGTCATGCGGCACTTCATCCATTCGCGCCTTGTCCACAAGATCATTGAAATCATCTGCGTATCCTGCGATGGCTGGCTCCCACCGTCGAATGCAGTCATCCAGCGTCTTGCTCAGCATATTATCGTCTACCACAAAAGCAAGCTGTACCGTATCGTGTTGCCATCGCCGTACTAAGATATTCAGCGTCTTCAGAGCATGCTGATCTGCTTTCAAGAAATGCCCTGTTATTGCCGTACTCGGATTACCAAGAACACGCCGTAATTGCATAATCAACATTCGGCGCATTCGCTCACTAAGGTAAGGAAGGTGTGCACTCGTACGGCCCCGCAACTCTTCATCGTTCCAGTATGCTAAATCAACAGGGATAGCAATCGCCTGTCCTTCCCTCCACGATAGCTGTATCGTAAGAACCCGCAACCCGTTATACCACAGCTTTTCCCCCCACGGTTTTTCATTCCGGATCTGCTCTCGACTTGTCCACTCTGCATCAAGCGCCATTGCCGGGGGAGGGTTGTCTATGTCCATCTCCTGTGACAGATCAAGGCACCACCGATAATCACGCTCACCAAACGTGTCAGTGTATTCCTGAAAACTCCAATCCGCTTCCCGTAGATTTCCGGCAAGCTTAAAATCAGACGAAAATATATCCCGGTTCTCCGGTCGCCTCAGCACTTGTCCCGGTGATAGAAGGGGGAGTACCGGGGCAGGCACCCCGCTCACAGTCTGGATACGCCCCCGCGCTTTGGTGATCTTGACAGTCTTGCCTGTTACCTGCCGTCCAGCCCATCGCCCCAAATACAAAACAACCCCCGCCCGCTGGGCTAGAGGTCTGAGTGTCACTATGAATCTCTCTCTGTACTGATCTAGGTAAGCGTTAGTCCTGCTATCACTTACCGCCATGTCCGCCGGTATCGGCGGGCAAGGAGTAACGAATACAAAATCATCCCTATGAAAACCACAAGCTGTAGCATTCTCGCGGAATACTCGCATCACAGCATTGCTCATCACCTTGTTAGCGATATACGTCCTCTCAGACGGCGGCTCAGTCACTACCACTACTCTAGGATTTACGTTGTTGCCCGCTACGCGTATATCACTCACTTCTCCACCGTATCCTTTACCCACAAATACTCACCGTAGTTGAACGTATGCTTACCGCTCAGTACCTCAGCCTTAGCTTTCCCCTCAGCAACAAACACACCCCGCCGAATTAACAAAGAGCGCGCTTCCTCTTCTGTGAGCCGAATTAGTAAACTAGGTAACTCCTCAACAAATGTCATAGCTCCCCCTACTTTGAAAAGTATTCAAACATACTCTGTGCTGGGCCGCTTACATCTCATACTCAGCCTCTCCATGTCGGCCAATCTGTTCGAGTACTTCCTCGAAGTCACCGTAGAATCATATAGGAATATTGGGCAGGGGGTGAGTGAGCTTGCATACACTCAAGTCAGCCTCCCGTCCACATTCGTCGCACCACGGCACACCGTCAATCACTCGGTACTTGTGATAGCCCGCCGTACATTTCGTCGCAGTCCCGCAGTTACACTTCACGAACTCCGTGTTGCCGGGGATGCCGGGGCCGTTGCATCCGTACCAGCCCGTCCCTTCGCAATCCTCGCACTGCCCAACAAGGCAGTGGGGGTTATCTCCCTTTCGCGTTTTGCTTGTCATTCCGAAAACCTCACTTTCTGCGTTCCTTGTTAACCTAAAGTAGTCACTAGCGTGATTCCCAATAATATCAAAATGCTGACCATCCACTCCAAATTAACCACATGCACCTGCTGCTCCTGTTCCTCTTCCTCTTCTTGGATCTCAGTAAAGTCAACCGGCTCGAACAAGTAGTTGATCACAACTGTCGCTACCTCACCTTCCCGCGACTTCATCATATGTATGAGTCTACGTACATCCCCATACGGCGCAGGGGCTTTTTGGATACCTAATACAATACTGGCGTCTTGCGGTATGGCGTCCGTCCCAGCTATATCTCCAAGGTCCGGGTTCTTTGTACTGTTCGTCTTCTGGTTACGATTGAACTGTACCGTAATGAATATCGGTATGCCATACTTCATGGCAAGCTGTTTGAGTTGCCCTACTACCTCAGAGATAGACTCCCATCGGGAGATATACCCCTTCTTAACTCCTTCCGGGGATAGCAAATACGCAGCGTCGATGTACACAGCTTCCGGCTGAAACTGCTCTATCATCTCCTCCACACCCCCGACTTGCCGCGTATAGTCCCCTGTCTCAAGAAACACTCTACCAGCCGCATCCGTAATCTGTTGCGCCCCCTCACGTAATAGCTGATCTCCCCACTGAGATAAATGCCCCGCTCGTATCAGATTCGGATTCAATCCCGTATGCCGCCCCACCCATCTCCGGGTAATCTGAAGCTTCTGCATTTCCATGGATATCACAAGCAACCTATGATGCAATAACCATGCCCCATACGCACTATTGATAAGTAGGTTAGTCTTCCCTAACGACGGCCTACCCGCCGTTACAATCAAGTCTCCCGGTTGCGCTCCAAGGGTCAGCATATCAAGCGTCGGCAACCCTAGTGTGATACCGCGCAACCCCGGATTTCTACGCGCATACTCATAGTCATCAATTACGTGCTGTACCTCATCAGACAGCTCAGTAGCCGCATTCTGCTGCAACGCATTACCGGCACGGGCAAGTACATGTCGGAATGTATCAATGACAGCATCCATATCCTGTGCCTGCATCCCGTTTGTGATCTCAGGCAATCCGTCATTAACTACATTAAAAATAAAACGATGCTGCAATCGCTGCAGATGATATGCAATAGGTTGATCCGACTCAAAAGGGGACAACCGAAACCCGTTCTCTCGTAGTTGCCCCTCCCCCGGCATCACCCCGAATCTATTATGGTGCGCAAGTACATATTCAAACAGCGGCATTTCTTCTTCGAGGAAATACTCAGGAAGCGCTCTGCGTAGCACAGCCGGTTGCTGTTCAGCTATCGCAGACTGTATAAACAATCTACCGTGGCTCATTAACCCCTCAACACTCTAAAATAGTAGAGGTGCGTTTGACTAATCGGCTCAGCCCCCGCCCCCACCAATCTTTATCAATCTCCGGTTCATGCTCTCCCTGCAAGAGCATCACTTTCCCCGCATTGATCAGTTTCGTTATCCACCATTGTACTGCATAAATACGCTCCTGATCGCCGGGATACTTTATCCCCTCCTCGTTATAGCCTACAATACCAACCACAAGATTATCCATATCTCGTGCGGTCTCACGCAAGTCTATGTCGAATAAATCCGGCAAAGTAAACACCTTAGCCGATATACCCGACACCAACAACCCCCGCGCCGTTAGGTACAATGCATCAATCGCAGCATCCCCATAAAAGAAAAGACCCTTTATGTCATCTTCCTCCGTAGTATACTGCGGCACCACGAAGGGGGCAAGATCCCTGATCCATTGCCGGATAGTATCCCCATACCCCGTCTCGTTTACAGCACGGTACTTACCGTGATATCTGCGAGGAATACCCGCCTGTAGTAGTGCAGACCGGATATCCTTATCCGTCAACGTCCTCGTTCCAGACAAAGCCCGCCGTTTCGCCGGTTCTGTACCCGGCTCTGCGGTTATCCATGTCTTGCTGTTTTTCTTTTCTGACTTTTGCTTCAACTTGCTGTACTCCCTCCCGCTGCAAGGCAAGCCTCTCCTGCTTCAGCGCCTTCCGTTCCCTCTCTAGTGCTTCTCGCTCCTCATCAACTCGAAACCGTTCTGATACTGCCCTGTCGGCGGCTTCCTCCGTAAGCCCCCCATCTACCAAACGCGTATGAAATGCCTCACGGGGAGTCATCTTCCGTAATGCTTCCAGTTGCCGCCGTTCTTCCCATGCCCGCTCAAAGTGATTCGCCATGCCCACATAAAAACGTATATCAGGAATCAGCGGTATGTTATCACACCACGAAAAGCGGTTATCCATGATTAGCCGCCACTCCAATATAACCCAATCCACATAGCTTGAAAAGTTTTCAAAAGGTAGCCGTTGCTCTTTCGGTCCCCGCATTCGACAAAACCGAAAAGCATATTGACGCAGCATCCCCATTGCCTTGTGCGTCATCGTAGGCAGGATAGACTCCGGGTAGCAAGCTTGCACAGCATCCATCCACATATGCCCAAGAAGGGAGGCTTTCGGGACGCCAGCACATGCAGCAACCTTCTGCATCCGTTGCATGCTTCGGGCAGTTGCCCGTCGTTCAATTTGAGTCAGATTCTCCTGCAACTCGTTTGGGGACTGCCGCAACGCGGCTTTGCCTCTTATCTTTGTCCTCTCTTCCTCCTTCTCTCTCTTATAAGGTCTAATTTCTAGCACCCCCCCATGCTGATTTTTAGGCATTTTCGTGCTAATTTTTAGACCCCCTTTGGCGGGAGTTTTGTAGTCTGATTTCCTCAAACCCACGATTTCCGGTCTCCATTCAAAGTCAATCTCGTACACACACTGTCCGTGCCGAATCAGCGTACCCCATGAAAGCAATTCGGCCAGCCGACTGCTGACCGTTGCTCTTGATAGCCCTGTCCCCGGATGGATTACCATGCCGCTTTTTGCTGACAGAATACCATCGGTAAAGTGCCTCAGCGGGATTCGTTCTAACTTCTTGCCCCACCCTATTGTTCTGTCTAGAACCATCCACACGATTGCCTTGCTCGATGGATGCAAGACTGCTCCCCAATCCCTTTCGATGATACGGAAGCACTCCCGAAAATATACAGGAGAATCCAGCATCTCCCCTCCCATTTTGTACTTGTAGTTTCATATCTGATATGAGACTATACTCTCAGCGCGTCACTCTTTCTCATCGTCGCCCCGGTGTCAGTAACATGGCACCGGGGTCTTTTTATAGAGTAGGTATGCACTAACCACTCGCTACCCACCCCGGCTTGGGCGTCTACTGCTGTGTTCCGCGAAAACACCACACATGATCTACCCTCACGGGCCTAAGCCTTGTCCGTTGTGCACACCTACTCATCAATCACTTTCTTCGCGTGTCCGTTTGCTATCATCCATTGAATAACAGCAACCTCTAAATCAACTGCCACATCATAGTCAGAATAGTAGAAGGGACCGGATATCTGCCCAAAGTCAAACCATCCGTTTGAGAGAACAAGAGCACCGGATACTTCGGAAGATTGCCACAAGTTGTACTCTCGTACCAACTCATAGGTAATATGCTGTCCCGACAACTCACCCTGTAGTAGCCTAACACACCATGCTTGGCAGTCCTCATCCCACACAATCTCAGACACCCGCTCAATACTGGCCGGTCCCAGCTTACGAAGATCCGTACCCCGACCCTTCTTCATTTGAAGACCCAGCACTTCCCCCGTTGCCCCGATTTGAATAGTCTGCCCGCTCATGTGTACCTCTCGTCTGGTTTTTCCATGATCCCCGATCCCATACACGGCTCACATACATTGTCGTTCGTGTCAGCCCCATAACCGTTACAGCTAGGACAGAAAACCTCACCATCGCCCGGTACGGCTCTTGACGGGTCTACTAGCATGTCCCCCGGTTCCCGATTCCGCAACACATCTTTGTGCATTTTGCGGAACATTCGATTACCCTCAGACGTATTCTGCCGAAAATAGATATCGGCAAGATCCTCAACCGCATTAATCATCGAAAATGCCTGCCTTTCCGGTAATGTCCATTTCCGCACGATTCCATAACCGCGTTGTACGGGATAACCTTCCGGCCAATTCTCTTTCTCAGGACGGCCCGTAACCAACAAAGCCGCATAGGTTTGTTCGCAGAGTGTGACTTGCCGTAATACCTGTCGTAGTGCTTTCCGTCGTTTTGGCTTGCCGTCCATGCCGTCTCTCCTTTGCGATTCCTAGTATGTCTATACAGTATCACAAAGCGGTTCTTTTGTCAACAGGTATTCTGAAAAGATTTCAGACTTCTTCCCGGCACAAAATTTGTCCTTCATGGAGAATCACATACTCATACTGCCCCTTCTTGAAGTGATTACCTACATGCCGGGAAACATACACCCTGTCACCTTGCCTGACGTGTTTGCACTCCGGTCCTACTGCCCCGGCTACACCCCAGAACGCGGGTAACTTCGCTATTTGCGGAATCACGATACCTTCTGCATCTGTCTTTCTCTGATCAAGTGCTACGCATACCCGATCTCCCAGCATCTTGATTGTCTCAAACTCTGCCATGCTCTCTTTCCTCCCGTTAGATAATGAGGGGACGCTTACCCCGACGGCAAGAAAGAGTAAGCGCCGTGTGACAGTTAGCGCGAAGAATCGGAGAGACATGCGCCGTCGCCTGTCACATTTTCCCTCATGAGAGACTGTAGGAGCGCCGATATGGCTCTTACAGGCTCTCATGAGGGGGGAAGGGAGGGTCTTGCTCTCCCTTCCCGTGTACCCCCTAGTTAGTCAGGTACTCCTGCTGCTCAACAGGTTCCATGTACATTTCCGGTTTTTCGGTTACGTCCATTTGCCCCCCGGCAAATGCCGCTTCCAGAGCCGCTGTTGCCGCCTTGCAGCCCGTGCCGACAAACCCGTTTGCCTCAACTGTCGGTCGCCCTACCTTGTCGATTGTCACTGTGATCGTCTTACCGCTCATAGCGTTCACTTTCTCCTACATTCCCGAAAGCTGAACACACACGGTGCCGTCAGCGTTCTCAGTAATACCATCAACAATCTGACCGTTCATTGCCGCCGTCTCAATCACGACAGCCTTGCTGTATTCTTGCAGCAACTGGCCGATACTGGAAGCACTCCTATCCGTGCCTTGCAGCCCGTCCATGTTCACCCCGATTTGCCTCCCCACATCACCCCGGTAGCCGTCAAACACCGGAATAAGCGTACCGTCATCCTGCCGGTCAAATCCAACATCGTAACGGGATTGCGGGAGATGGAGTACCAGCGGACACTCTTTGTGCTGATCCGCGTAGTACATACGCGGTTTGACATTCTCCAAAAGGGAGCACTCCACCCCCTTCGCTTTCAGTGCCGCAATCGCCGCCCGCATTGCGGACTCCGAACGCATCGGCACTTGCTTAATCTTAGTCGTATGACTCATAACGCCTCTCCTTTCCTACGGTTCTTCATCATCAATATTCACTATACTAAGAGGATGATCTTTTGTCAAGCCCTAAATGTCGAGACTCCTCCTCCGTCGCTGCACCGGCATAATCCTATCACCAACCCTTTTCATGACAATCTTCGGACGAGACCGGCGCTCTTGTTCCATCTGTTCTACTGTAAACATATTCCGTACACTATGTTCCGCTGCCTGTCCTCGGAGGTGTTCGATAATGTTGATACCCTCAAACTCAGCTTCCTCCAGTGACAGAATATCAAAACGTCCCGTGATAGTCCACTCAGAGAAGTTTGCATCAGGGCACACATTCGGCATAGTAGCTTTGATACGTGTTAGTGGTCCATCATCCCGCAATTTGATAAACAGGATAGCAGTACGCTCCCGTGCGAGATGCCCCCCCATTCGCCCCTTGGCAAACACCTTGTACACCTCACCTTCGTTAAGCAACCACGTAGTGTCAAACATCTTACCACCAATCTCAGGCCGGATATTTATCCGTGCTGGTATGGTCTGCGTTCCCAATTTTCGCCCGATTGCGGGTGTGTCGTTTATAGCGTTACCCATAAACGTCTCCTTACGCCCCTTGCGTAGCGACTTACTTGACGGACTGTGAAACAGGTACATCTTAAACGTACCTAGCTCAGAGGAGAGTTGCCCCGTGTGTGCTTGTAGTGTCACATGATTCATAACAACTCTCCTACGTATCCAGCCGACGACGCCGGGGAGGGCATTCATTCGTTGTTGCCACACTAACAGTCACCGGCTCATCTTCCGGCACAGAAGTAAGGCGGGCATTGCTCTGTGCCCACTGCATCATGTACTCGAAGTCTTCTTTGAACGCCACGCTAATAGGTTTCATATCGGCAAGCTGTTCGAGGATCAGAACACCCGTAACCTTGCACCCCCTATGGAATGCTTGATTGACTGCTTCAGCAACGGCACTCTCCAATTCGGAAGCCACAAAACCCCGCGAACCCTGTACGGCCTTCTTTAAGCCCGTGACTTTTTTCGGATTTTGCTTCCGCTTCCTAAGATGAATAGCCAGAATCTCCCGGCGCTCCGTAACATTCGGCATAGTTACACAAAACACTTCGTCAAGCCTACCCTTTCGGATCAGTTCCGGGGGAAGGACATTAACGCGATTTGCAGTAAAGACCCAATAAACGGGAGCCTTGCTCTCCTGCATATGTGTGAGGATTGCTCCTAACACACGGCGGGAAACACCGCTATCACCCCCGGAGGTGTGCGCCCCACCAAGACCTTTATCTACCTCATCAATCAGGGCAACGCACGGTGCCATAGCTTCAAGCTGACTTAGTGCCGACCGTACCCGTCCCTCAGACTGTCCAACCAGAGAACCAAACACACGACTCACATCAAACTTAATAAGAGGAAGACCCAAAGACGCCGCTGAAGCCTTCGCACAAAGACTCTTACCCGTACCCGGAGGGCCGACCAGCATAATACCTTTCGGCACGTCTACCCCGAACTCCCGCGCTTCCTCAGAAAACGCACGCCGACGCTGATGCACGTATTCCTTAAACAACTCCAAACCACCAACATCATCAAATGTCTCAGCTTCCATTAACTCCAACACCTCTGACCGTTTGACTACATCGGTCTTGCTCTTAAGAAGCACAGCATTGAAATCAGCAATCTCGGTTTCAGGCCAGGAATCATTATTAGTAATGATCGCCTGCGCATACGCCGCTTCTGCTTCCAACTTAGTCATACCAGTAGCATTCCGCACAAGGGTTTGTCGCTCCTCGTCACTGAATACTTCAGCAGTTACACCTTCCGGTAATCCACTTTGAATAACCTCCTCCAGCGACTCCGCAAGCTCACCCTCAGAAGGGAGGGGGAAGTCAAGGATTTGCAAATCATTCTGCAATTCTTGCGGGGGGGAGAAACCTTCCGGTACTAGCAGAATCAGCCGCTGCTTCGATTCTGCAAACTGCCGAACATAGTGCTTCAGACACTGAATGAAGGCCGGATGTTTCGGCAACACCCAATGCGGGTAATGCATTGCGAAATAACCTTCACCCCATGCATTACTACCGTTGCCGGTAACATCGTTAATACGCGCTAACGCACCAAACGCATCCGGCATCTTCTCGTACGTTACCTTATCTGTAGGGTTATCCGGGTAGTGCTTCCACCCATACACGATATCCCACACCTTGAAGGGACGAGCTTTCGAGAATGCTACTTCTCGCAAGACTTCTTCCGTCCGGTGAGGCTCACGTGTATGAACGAGAATCACACCGACTCCCGCTCCCGTAAGGATATTGAGTTGCCGTACGAATCCCTCCGTGTCCATGCCGTCTCTCCTTTTTTTGTGCCCCTTTTATCTATGGGCCTTATCTGATTGTCAAGACTAGTATGGCATACTCATGATCTTTTGTCAATCACTATTTGAAAAGTTTTCAACACGGAAGAATGTAAGCAACTCCCATACTTGGGGTATCATACCACGGTGCCGCACCCTTACCTCTACTAAAAGAGTTATACTCAATACGCCAATTCCAGTGAAACTCCGCTAGTATTTCTTTCATAAAATCATAGCATATAGTTCCCCCATTATGAGCATTAGGCATACAGATATGCTCAGGCTCCTCTGGTACTGCACAGTCATGTACTACCACTACAGGAGGAGTACTCATACTTGCTATAGCCTGCAATTCTCCAAGTAACGGTACAGGGGTCATGCCTTTTGGGTTACTAGGCGAGTCGTGTGCATCCAAGTAAAACAGCACTGGCTCTGTACGTACACTACTAACGATAACAGGCATTAACTTCTGACTGTCTCCCTCGTACCACGTAACACTATGAGAAGCTAACCACCGTCTACGCATACACGACAACACCCTATCCTTTGCTACATCTGATATACACAGGTCTACCCCATATACCCTACTTACCAAATTAGCAAAAAATAACGTAGTACTCCCACTCCGCACCCCTGTCTCTACCACTGTATCTATGTTGTGCTTACCTATTAGGTATGCCAGATTTCCCATAGCATACGTATCCCTGTCACAAGGCTCACCCATTCCCCGTATCCTATGGTAATCCACAGCAGGAGGCGATGCTATTACCTTGTGTTTTTTTCTTTTTCTCACAACTTCCCCAATACCATCTTATCTCTACGGTCTGCCAATTTCGCTAGCTTACATAAGTTTTTGACTTTGTTCCTTGACGCGGCATGCAAAAATTGCGTTCCTCGCTTTACTCGCCAATGCATCTTATGCCATGTAGATGGAAAATAAGCAACCGCAATATCCATTTGCCAACAAGCAAGCGTACATATGGATTGATCATCCATACTGTCAGGCAGGCTACCCTCATTAACCTCTAACCATGACACGATGCGTCTCGCATATCTTGTAGACCAACGTACAATCGCTGTAATAACATAAGGACGGGGATGGAGTACGCCAAAAGATTTATACTCCCTAATCCATCTAGGGTGTACTCGCTTAGCCGGTTCTGGGGAACAAAATAGCAACTTGTCGGGTGTGCCGAATATGTCAGGGGCTGTTCTACGTACAATAATATCCGCATCTACCCATGCGCACACAGTATCGCTCTCACACAACAATGATTTCTCCATAGCATCAAACAATACCCGCATACGCTGTACTCTACGTGTCTTTGGGATAACTACTAGTTTTGCCCCTACCTTATTAGCGTAATGCTCAATGTATGGTTTACTAATCTTCCAGTACCGTAGCTCTGGTCCCGCAGAAGTATACAACACACGCGCAGACATAATTACCTCTTACCTCTTATTTTCGCTCGTCGCCTCTCATTCTGTCTCACCCGTCGAATAATACGCAATGCCCTACGGCATTTCTTCATCTTGCCACCACCCGCCGCGTGGAAAAACTGAGTACTCCTATGAAACTTACTAGTCATCCTATGCCAGCCCGCAGGCACCCACTGTATAGGTATCTCAGCTTTATACGCTAACACGCACAACCCTCCCTCGTCTGTCAGTCGCTGCTCTATTCGCAACACTGAGGGTATGTTCGCGTATTCTCGTAGTATAGCTCTTGCCTCTTTCTTGCCCCACAGAATAATAGCATTAGTCGGATGGGGAGCCATCAATGGAACACCAAACATATAATGATTCTGCCTATAAGACCGTGGACGATAACTCATACCATTATCCGAAACACACGACCATAATCCCTCCCCCAACTCAAATAAATTTGGAACTTTCATAGGTCGCAAAATCACATCAGCATCTAACCATAAAAACTGTGCATCAGGATACTGCTCTGCTACTACCAGCGATCTCTTAAAAGCATCGAACTTAACCCAGTACTTCCCTAATCTACCACGATGCCGACATGATGGTAAATTAACCAAAGTAGCGCCTACCCTAGTAGCGTATCGCTCAAATCGTTTTTTTACCCAACGACCCCACCACGGCATGTGCCTAGACACTGCTGAGGTATATATTACCCTCTTACTCACATGTATACTCCTTGCCGTATGTAATCCCACGCCTCCCCCGACAATAACTCTGGTATGTTCCATTGCCTAGAACACACGTAATCCAGCCACCCATCCCTATCGCATAAATTAGGGGTAGCAAACATACCCCACGGAGTACGTATCCCCCATACCATAGCTATACGCGAAAAGGGACAAACAGGAATACCGTGTATGGCTGCATCCACAAGCGTATTACTACTCCACGATACCACCATATCTGCCCAGTTCAAATCATCCACCAAAGGCTTACCTGACACAGATAACCCAAGTAACCTACGCACACTATCTCTGCGCTTACCTCTAGACCGTCTAATTTTACCATGAGCAAGTGGGTGTGGCCGATATAATACATGATACCCCGCAACTCTTAACTCCCCCCCTACCACTCTAAGCCACGTAGCATACCGCCCTACTCCATCCAACGCAGAATCTCCCGGCACCTGCCCCGCTAGTAGGACATTACGCACCTCCCGACCGCGCCATGGAACCATATCTCTCCCTAGCAATAATTTACCCCTACCTGGTATTGGCGGTATCCCCTGTGCCATACCACTCAACCCATCCCACCCAAAAGACACACACGCTCCCTTCCGCGCACCTACATACCCAGAGTCCAGTACAAGATTTCTAGCACCACATACCACTGGATTCCTTGTCTTTCTCCACCCCATCGTAACTACAACATCACCATAAGGAGGGGTAGCACGGTTACTGTCCTCTACGTAAGTATACACCTGAACTCCGTGCCGTTGCATACCTCTCTTGAACGCAGGCCACGCCCTAGACACATGAGTATTCCATGCTGGTTTTGCCTGTCTAGGCATTAAATACAGTACAGCTTTCACCTACACCTCAACACTTATTGATAGCAGGAGCAGACATTCTCCTTTTATACTCTGCACGACTCCCTTCATCGGTTTCCAATAACTGCTGTAACAAAGGGTGTGTTTTGCTCTTGTTTGCCCATACCCGCTTACCCAGATAGACGTTTACCCTATCATGTGCTGCTACAGTCCACCAAAAAAACTCTAATGCCCCGCTAGCTATAGGGGGCGGACACACCTCTAAGATCCGGGTCCACTCCGCTATGCACGGACAATCCGGGGGGAACTTGACATACCATTGTTGTAGCCAAGACTCTGCATCATCTACATCCTCTGTACTTGGAGAAAGCGAAAACCGCGCAGCATAAATATGCAGATCTACCCACAATTGCTGTAGCTCTTTCCAATGCCCCTGAGACCACGCAGCGGCCTCCTGACGGTCCTTTTCCATCTGCTCCTGATAATTAGTATCAGTCATTATCCCTAACCTTTCTCGTAGCGAGATTTGTACGGAAACATCCCAGACAGATAACCCTTCATTGTGGCATCACACCCCTGCTCGGAGTAATTCAAAAATCTCTCACCATTCAACGTAAGGGGGATACCCCGCCCTTTTCGATGACGTACAATTCTATCACCCTTAGCCCGCCGATGGGGTATCTGCTCTCGCCAGAAATTATAGTATGCAGTCTCTAGCGGAGTCTTGTACTGGAGACCGAATAATCCAGCAACTATCTCCATCCTGTCTGCATTGAACAAGTACGGATCATGCGTGGAAAAGTCTAGTGGCTCAATCCCCATCCCCCATAGCCTATTGCGAACCCCATGCAGCTTCCTACGCCAACCATTTTTTACTCGCTTTTCGCCCTCCTTCGGACGAGGCATTTTGCCCAAATGCAATGCAGTCATCAGATCCTCAGCTACAGTGTCTCGCAGAAAACAAATATCATCATTCATCCACACATAATAGTGGGATTGCGTATGCTCTCGCGCTAGCTCCCACGTAGTAATAATTGCCTCTGCGTATCCCCGGACAGGTACAAGCGTTACCTCTTCTTCGTTCAACCACGGAACATTTACTGTAGTGAGGATAAACACTTTCGGCGGCTTATCGTTATACGTATGCCAATGCTTCTGCACTGATCGCAAAGAGAAGCGCAATTCATTATTATCCCAGCGACTACCCCCTTTTGGTTTGATAGGCCATACTAGTATTGGATCAAGCTTCCCACTCATACCCGTACCTCTCAAAATCCGGTTTGTAGAAACGCAATAACTTCCTAATAGATGACTGCCCTAACACATCCTGCCACCTTGGATGCTTAGTCGTCCGCATCTTTGGCAACTCAAAAGGAGGGATACTCAGCTTCGAGCACAACGTTGAAAACTCATGCTCGATATTCTCAAAACGTAGTAGCTGATCAACAGCATCTCTCTTGCCCTGCCTATTCGTGAAAAACCACTGCTGTCGTCTAAAGTGGGGCACCCACTTTGAAATCTTTTCAAAACTTACAGTGCGTATAAAGTCATTTATAGTTCCATCCTGTAAACAAGCCTCCAGTACATAGAAATCCGTTAGCGTACGTTTACGTGGCTTCTTGAAATAAGCCCATGCTGAAATGAACCTATCGAAAGGATGACGTACTACCCCAAATACCCACGGACGTTCAGCATGCTCGATTTGGCGTTGAATGTGCCAATGTTTGAGGGGTAGGTGTACCGTACGGTGTCTCCGCAAAGATGCCGTCTTTACTCCGGGTAGTGCTTTGCGTATAGAAGTACTAGCTGTTTTCGGATTCTGAATGAATACCGGCGTTAGGCTCATCAAGGATGCTCTCCCCCCGATCATAGCGTACTGAGCGATTGCGGCGTTTAACTCTTAGCCGTGCTGGCTTCTTCCCAACAGACATTAACCCCGACAGGTTACGGAGAAACTTGTCCATCTCTCGAAGATCAGCAAACTCAAGACGCATCCTGTTCTTTAGCTGACGATTGCCAAGGTATCGTCTGCTACCTTTCGGTGCAAGCTGAAAATCCCCCTCCCATCCCTTCTCGTGTCTTAGCGTATGAAACTGCCTATACCCCCGCGTACGAGCACCCCGTGTTGTTCGATACAACCCACCCGCATCGCTTGCAGTATGCGTAATAGACTCACCTACAAAACCTACACTATCCCATAACTCCCAATGATACCGATCTGCATTCCACGCTACTCGATAACCCTCTCCAGCATACGCCTTCCCAGCACCCTGCAAGGTAACATTCTTACCATCTAGTGTAGCAAGCCGCACATACTCATCGTGTGGTATCCCCGGAAACTCAGGAGGATGAAGAAGCATAACCTCTTCAGCCTGAAAAGAAGGGGGGCAAGGTTGTGCCTCTTCGGCAGTATCGAACGGCCCTGACAGTACTGTATGCTCATAGTAAAATAATGGACCTTGCGTGCAAATGTCTACGATATCTTTGCCCTGCAATACCTTATACACAGTATTATCTGGCACACCCGGAGGACACCCCCCGACGGTCAAGTCCCATTGATCTTCTTGAACACAGTAATACTTGTTAGGGTAAATCCTCTCCTCGCTACTAGACGAAATACTACTAGATACACTAGAGGATTCGCTACTAACACTACTCCTACTACTTCGACTGCTGACACTCCCACTCTCGCTACCCCCCGATTCGGCTACCGATTGAGACACTTCCGACTCAGACAAAGCACTACGGCTACTTACAGAGGAAGACACTGAGGACGATGAAACAGAAGACGAACAGCAACATATGACATGCTCCTCTCGTGTCCCCCGCACATCTACACCACAAATTTCAGTGAACTCTACACTTAGGTGAAACTCGCCCACAATACACCTGCTTGAAAAGTTTTCAAACTACTCGCAGCAGTTTAGGTCTTCCTCGCGGGATTCTCGCACTTCAACACCACATATCTCGGTATATTCAACGGTTAAATCAAGACAGCATCGTCCGTCATCATCAATCACCGTACAGGACAACCCTGTAACCACCTCGATACATTCTTCACTTTCAACACTCTCTACTTGCTCACTTACAGACTCAGAAAACACAGATACAGAAGACACAGAGGATGAACTAACACAAGTAGGCATCTCACAGCATATCGTAGGTTCAGACTGTAACCGCTGTGAGTTGTAGAGAAGATCCGGGTATCCGCCGTCTTGGGTTAGCTCTCCCTCATCACCATACGTACCTCCCGCAGTAGTATCAAATGTGTGCACTACAAAAACATGTGATCCCTCCGTAGCATAATCCATGACATTCTCTGTATCTTTCAAAAGCACAAAGAACGCCTCACAAGGGCTGGCACACGCATCTACTACTAGGTAAACCGTATAGCTAGTACTTAGCTCAAGAGGCAAATCCCAATAAGGGCGAGGGTCAGCGAAGATGGAGGTATCGTCAATACACGGCTCTACATACTGATAGACAGTATCTTCTTCTTTCAACTTGTAATGGACATGCCCCGGCAAAAGATACAGCCGGTCATTGATACGAAGAAGCTGCCATGTCTTCTGTGTCTCGAAATCATCAGGTTCAACCGCTACCTCAGCCCCACCATCAGACCGCATGCTAATCGTGATTCCCTTAGAGCCAGATACCTGTAAGTATACTTCCTTGCGAGGCAAAAAATCCTGTTCGCTTAGATAATCAGAGAAAGCGTCAAATGCTTTCTGCATTGCCGGAATATTAGTCCGTATTCGTGGTACAGGCATAACCCCTACTACCTCTCATCGGTATAGATATCAAGATCCCAGCCCCGGCTTCCAGACAAACGATAAGTACGAACTGCTTTAATCCCCTCACCTACCTCATCAAAAGAAGCGTCTACCAATAGCCACGTATAGTCACCTCCTAGGTTCGGCAACAGCTCAGAAGAGGGGGGAGTTTGGATTGCGCACAGTCTAAGATTAGCAATAATAGCAATTGCTTGACCCCTAGATGTTTTAGAGTAAGTAGCCGTCTCTGTGTATGTGACATTCGGACCAAGATACGAACGAACTCCCGCTTTATTCTTATTCGCATTGGGATAGTAATCCATATTGGGTTTCGTATCGTCCTCTACCGCGAAATACTTAAACACCCCTTTATCATCAAACGTAGCCCCTTTCTTGTTCGTACCCGCTTTGCCAGCCGGGGGCAATCCCCCAAATACAACAAAGTCAGGATGCGTTTCAATAGGCTCGGCTACTGTACCTGCCTTTAGCTTGTACTTTTTGGTGATGTTCTCTTCCCCATCATCCACGATTCCTTTATAAGTAATACGTACTTCGGCCATCTCAGCTTCCATACGCTTTACCGTAACAGCCTCACGGCGCAACCACGAAAAATCAGGATGAGCACTAAGAGCTAATGCCTGTTCCAATGCTCCCGGCCATTTTCCAGTGTACTGAAGAGTACCAGTGACCTCTCCCGTATCACTGACACTAACCTCACTCTCGTAATGCTCTACTAACGAAGTTAGTTGATTACCTACTAACGTATAAGAAGACATTAGGTTATAACCTCCACCACCCACGTGTTATTTGTCTTCATTTTACCATTCATATCATTCAGAGTAGTAGTCTGTTTCTTAGCTTCATCAAGCTGTTGCTGCAAAACAGACGTAGTACCACCGAAAAAGCCCCCACCCCCACCAATAGCAGAAAGACTATCACCTACGGACTTAGCCAACAACTTTTCTTCAGGCAAAGGAATACGTTTTTTCATGTCTTCTCGAAGTTTACGTAGCGGAGCTAACGCCCGCTCAAACACCCCCATAATATCTTCGTCAGAAAACAAGTCAATGCCTGCGGCAGACAACATATTGCGTCCTGCCTCTTCGATATCCTCGCCAAACTTACGAGTAAAAGCTACCTCATCCTTCGTTATGTTCTTTTGCTGCCTCAACGTTTCTGCCCACGTCTTAGCAATAATCAGCAGTTGATCAGCTATTTTACCTTCAGCTTCAGCAATTCTTTTGCCAAGATCTTCTCGCGTAAACTTCAGAGTATCCTGCCCCGTCACCCCTAAAATCTTCTCTACTCCTGGTATTTTCTGAATACCAGCAATAAACGCATCTACTGCCCTCATCAATCCAGCATAAATAGTTTGTGCAGCTATCTTAACCCCGGCAACAAGCTTCTCCCGAATGAACTTTATACCTGCAAACATAGGATCAAGAAACGAACTAGCTGCCTCAACCATGTTTGCTGAGAATTGATAAGCAGCACCCATCAATACCATATGAATGCCTGTAAACCTATCAACCATCCTTATCCAAAACTCCTTGCTGATAAGCTTCTTGAACACAAAGCCAATTGCTTTCCCGAATCCTACAACCAACATACCCAATCCCTTACCAGCAAGCTTAATACCTACAAGGATAGCCGCCCCAAGTACCTCACCTAAACTAACTTCCGCAGACATAGCACGAATAGTACTAACAATCGCCCCAAGTACCTGAAACCCACGAGCAAACCACATACCTATCGCCTTTGCGTTATCTCGCATATCCCTTAAACCCTTGATTATCGCAATAAGCGCTGGTTTCCACGAAGTTTGAATCGGCTTAGCAAACTCCCTACGTACAAAGTCTATGTTATCTCTAATCGTAGTCCATAGCCCGGACCACGTAAGAGCTAGCTTTCTCATGCCCCCGCCATACCTCTGCAATTCCCTCTCAGCAATACGCCACACCTCTACACCCTTTTTACGCGCCCTCTGTGCTTTCTCAAGCTGATTCCGTACTTCAACCGGCAGTACACCAATCATCTGCAACCGACGTAACGACCTACCGGCCCGTGAACCCTTCATTAAACCAGTGTATACACGACCAACGTGCATAGCCAGATCTTCAAATGACTCATCAGTGACCGCAGCTACATCACCAACCATACGAAGACCCTTACCGGCAGACAAAGCACCCCTAGTCAACACCTCAAGGATACGAGACGACTTAGCAATTCCCGGTAACTGAAATGGTGTAACAGCGGCAAACTCAGCAAGGTACTCAAACCGCTCTTGTGCTTTTTTTGCACTACCCAGCAGCACTTCAAATTGAAGTCTAATTTTCTCTTCTTCAGCAGCCTTAGACATAGCCTCCCGCCACTGACGAAGAGATAGCATAAGCATCTTGTATGCTGCCGCAAGACCAATAACCCGCTTAGTAAGCATCATCAAGGCACTACCGCCCTGTGCTGCGCCCGCCTGAGTCTGCATACCCATCTGGGATACCGCAGCATTCACTTGAGCAAGACTAGCCTGTATGTGACCCGTATTACCTAAAATTGCGATTACGATTGGAGGTGTACTAGGCATATCAACACACTAACCTATACGTAGAAAATCCGCAAGACTTTCCTCATCAGAAGGACGGCGACAGCGAATACCTTTCTTCGCATAGAAACAATGCTCATACGCGAACACCTTGCGAATAGGCATCAGCATCACCTCGTCTTCGTTCTTACCTGACTCCCCCACCGCAATCGACACAACCCAAGTCAACCACGGTGGGCCTACACGTTTCCCTCAATCTCCGCTTTGTCCTCTTGATCTTCATCAGGAACAGGAACCACAAGTGTGCTAGTCTGGCTTGCCACCATTGCGACAATCTTCTCGAATAGGCCCGTGCATTCGGCTATCGGCACACCATGCAGAGTCTCATCAAGAGCGATCTCGAATGCAACATCTTTATGCTGCAAGAATATCCTCGCACGCGCCTCAACCGACAACGCCTTATTGTGAGCAAGCAAAAACATGCCTATCTCGCGCAAAATCACATCCATATCTTCGGGCATATTTCCTTCGATAATACCGGACCCTGCACGTCGCAACCACTTGAGAGTAGTGAGTGATAGCGTATCCATCTCGATACCCGCAATCCGCATATCATCACCGGGATTACCCTCACCGGGATACATATCTCCAAGCACTTTATCGTCATGCTCTTTCTGACGATCTTTCTCAGCCTGCCTCTCCTCTTCCGGTGTCACTACCGGAGCCACCGACTTTCCAGACGCATCTGTATCAACAAATACATCCCCGGTATCACTACTTTCAACAACTTCCTCTACACCATCATTCGCTGCAATCACTCTAGTTCTCCTCTCGGTTCGTTTCCTACGCACTCTCTTTTTACGCTTACGCTTCACACTATACCTGCCGGTAGCCCCGCTTCTTTGCCGCCTCGTATTTTTTAGACCCCTCCTTTACAAGTAACGTAGCAGGTTTACCATTACGCTTCACTCGAAAAGCCACATACGGTTTAGCCTTTTTCATATGCTCTAGGATCTGTTGATAATTCCTGATAGCGCACATTGCAAAGGTAAATGGGTGCAGGGGATTCTTGTCGATAAAATCAAGATCCTGACCCCATGCCCGAACCATGTCAGCCGTCTTGAGTTCTCCCTCATCACATGCAGGAAGAAAATGAAACGTCGTATGTATAGAACCATCAAGCCTACGCACACGAGTATAAGGGGGGTCTTTCCGCAAACGAATGCCCACGGCAATGAGGCATGCCGCCAGTCTCTTGTCAGACACGTTTACAATAGCCGTGCCGCGTGTCACCTCCGAATCGTAATTTGGAGGGAAGATTGATTTTTTTTCCATATCCTAAACGAGCCGCATATCTGAAAAGATTTCAAACAGCGGCCCGTCTCCTGCTTCGACATATGGAGGTCCGAAGCTGCACTTAGTTGTGTTACGCAGTGATGCCGGAGTACCCTGTTGCCCGGATGCTCGACTTCACAAAGTCCTCGTTTGCCTTCTCGATACTAACCTCATCAATATAGATAAGGCCACTGCTCCAGCCGAACGAACCTGCCAGCGTAAGCTGAGAGCCGATTGCCGCTGAGGAAGACCCCAGACCTTCAATCGACACATCACAAGTGTCGTTGTAGTAGGCTACGGCTACGACAATGCCGCACTTGTCCCGCGCCTCCTGCTTATCGGACTTACGAGCAACAGAGGCAGACTGAGTAACCAGCGAAGCCTCATCGCTATCAACGCCAAACTCCAGCGCCTGACCGACTACCGTTCCACATGCCACTGTCTTACTCCTTCCTCGTGTATTACCGGCTAAGGTCTCCCCCGCCGCCTACGATTCGTCTTCGATCTCTCCCGGTGTCAGTGCCACCGTAAACTTAAACGTATACGAATATACCATAGACCCTCCACCCGGAGTCACAGACGTTGTACGCCCAATAGTCATATACGCTGGCCTGTCCGCCGCTGCTTTGGATTCCCACTCATCATAGAGCATATCCACTAAAGCATACGTTACATCTCGGATATCTCCAGTTGCGGCATCAGCCTCAGCCGCTGTCATCTCAGGAAACGAAGCGATAGCTACGGTTACATTCGTACCGTCTTCGCTCCAGTTGTCAATCCAATTCGTAACCGAACCATTGAACGCCCCTCGTGCCTTGAGAACAACACCCAATGCCAGCACACCAACAGCCATGACTATCAGCGCCACGCGAAACTTACTCTTCACCACTAGCCTCCTTTCTTAGCTACACAGTACAGAATCTCGCCCATACAGTCAACCACTTTAGGTGTCCGATCTTGTACCCCGGCAAATACTCTGAAGATCATAACCTATCTGAATAATCACAGACCACGATAAATCATTCACAGGAGCTTCATCTACTGAAATCTCCAAAGGACTGTTCAGTATATCTTCAAGATATGGATCTACAAGACCTGTGCCGTCTATTTTAGTCTCAATAGCGTCAAGCACTTTAGTCATCCACTGAAGTACGCCCACACCCCCGAAATTAGGCTCATCTTGTACAGCAGTAGGATCACGCTGAAACAAACCAAACTCTCGATGAGCACTGACAATAAGAGACAGCCGCGTACCTACCTTGATCCCCGGCCCAAACGAGCCTCTTGCTCCCGGCGCTACACCCTCTTCTTTATTGAATGTCACCGGCTTTACAAAGGGGAGGTTTCGCTCCCCCTTAGATTCAATAAACCCCTCCCGATCATATGTAAGACCGTCAAGAAGTCTCCCAGACCCTGCTACCGAATGGTAGGCAAGCCTTTGGTCGATCACCCACAAAGGCTTTAGCTCAGTCTGTATGTCACTGATAGTCGCTGCCATTACAAGAACCCTCTCAGAAACCTAGCCATTTCCGTACGTAAGATTCGTCTTACCAGCACACGCTCTCGTGCTGCAATCCTTCTTGGAGCAATACCCCTAACCCACCCCCGCAAAAGATAATCAAAACCCTGCACTAACTCTGGCGTCCATCCCCCTAACGCTGCTCTCCGATTCAAAGGTATGTACAGTGCCTTCTTAACTCTCGGCCCGTGTGCACGTGTACCGTGCTCCAAGAACCACATCACTTTATACTCGTTCATTACGAGATAGCCACGATTAACTATCTGTCGTACTTTCCACGCCCGCCTAGTCTGCCCTGTCCACTTCTTCGGAGTAGCCTGCACTAATCTACGTAATGCCCCGTATGCTACCCTACGAAGAGGGCGCATATGCGCTCCCCGTCGAAACCCCTGCCGTACTCGATTTAAGTAGGCAATTGTAGCCTGACTATACGTCTGTACGTGAATCATAGTACCAGCCTTGTGTACCCCTTCAGCAGATCCTTAGCCTCTTTCGGAATGCGATACTCCGTAAAGCTTTCTATCCCCCCCTCAAGACCCTGCACTTCTTTGCGGTTCATCCCGGTCATAGCCGCAGCAATCAAAGTACACGCACGCATTACCCCTCCCGGCAAATCAGTAGGCATTGTATCGGTGTCTGTCGGGTTAGCTAATGTATAGCCGAACGTACCTTTTAACTTGATCGTACGAAGAGTAGGATCAATCGTTGTCGGTCCTTTATGCACACCAAACAACTTTTGCTCGGCCATCCCTTCAATAGAGCGATACTTATTACTGATCGTATCACCCTCTTCAATGACATTATACCCAGCCCACGAAATACCTCCCGTATGGAATATCTTAGCCCCGCCTCGTATCACATCATTGTTCTCGTACGTCCAGTCGTCAGCAGCAATAGCTACATCATCCATCTGAATCTCAGTCAGTGTTTTAACCGGCCAAGGAAGAAAAATGATATCGCCTACAATCCATAGAGTCTTAGCAAGCAACAATGTACTGCTATGATCGTGATACCAAAAGTCTCGCTTACACATCTCCTCAACCATACGAGAAGCATCATTGATACAGTCCTTAAACCACTCATCATAACCCGTCTCGGATTGCTCACGCTGCATCTCGTACTTGAGCCTAGAGAGATTCGTATAAGGCTTATACAAGTCCGTAGCCATAACTGAGAGCCTTTCTAAGCGCCTAACCCTTATGCTGGGGTATCCCGGTAGTCCGACGCCGTATAGATGCGTATATGCTTTTCAGCTTAACCTCACTATCGGCAGTGTCGATCTGAATCCGAAAGCGCCCCCGCTCTTCGGTAGACAACCCACTGTTATCGAGTAACCTATGCACTGTTGCCTTGTTCACAATGATCCTCCTAGAGCATCCATCCCACGTGTCGAGCAAGCGTCAACACCGTATCCCGCAAATACGCCACGTCCATACAACTACGCGGCAAGTGAGGTACAGGAATACCAATGGCTTCCATCTGACTGAGCACAGCCATAAGGCGGGCTTTCCGCAACCGGCTCACCTCTCTGAAGACTCTAGGAGTCTTCCAACTTAGCTTCGTAAGATCGTAGTGCCCACCCCGAACAGGCAACACATCGCTAGGGAAATCGTCACTAACAGCTTCCCGCACAGACACATAATTCGGGTTGCCCCGAACGTAATATGCCTCTTCTTCGGTTAGCGTAAGTGTGGCTCCCCTCTCAACGAAACCAAATCTTCCAATTGTAGCGTCATTTCCCTTATAGCGAAACTTCTTCATGTACTGTACTGTATCGCAACTACCTCTACCAAGCAAACAAAAAATCCCCTGGCTTTTACACCGGGGGATTTTGAAAACTTTTCAGACCGGACTGCTAAGTAGTGCAGTTCACGTATCGTGTTATAGAAACAAACCGCCTTAATCGTACAATAGCCCGCCTCAACCCCTCACGAGAGGGACGGGTCAGCGTTTCGCCTCCCGTCCACTCAGCTTGCCCATCGTACTCTCCTTATCACATTGTCTAAAAATAAAGTATCATACATTGATTCTTTTGTCAACAAGAAAAAGCAAAAAGAAGCCCCCAACCGTGGGGCGACGGAAGGGGGCTTCAACCGGAGGGAACGTCCGGTGTTGGGGAACTAGAACGCAAACATTCTGATTACAGCATCCTTAGTATCCGCAGCGGCAGACCCGCCCGTAATCACGATCTGCAAGTTATTGACGCCCGACCACACATCCGGCCTTGCGGTCCCGGTCGTAGTATAGGTAACACCGTACGTCCTAGCCGCATTCGGCGCAGTCGTAGCCGTGAACGAACCATAAGTAGTATCTTCTGCCGCAGCCGCCTCAGCAGTAATACTTGCCGCCGTAGCGGTAGCACTGCCATTCGTCACAACAGCCGCTGTAGTCCCGCCATGCTCTGCAAGATTCGTAAGCGACAGCGTATTGAACGAAAGAGCCACTGTAGGTGCGGCATTCCACACCTGTACGGTCTCCACGTCAAAACCAGCTTCAGTATCAGGATTAAATGGAACTCCAAGCTTGCTGCCATACCCCGCAGCAAAAGTGTCGTTCGTCGCTCCCGCACTCGACAAGTCGTACACAACACTGGTAAGCGTACGGAACACCTGACTTCCGGTATAGCTCACTGTCCCGGTTACAACCGTAGTAGACTCAGCTACCGTACGTCCGGTCCAGTCAGTACCATTGACTGCCACTGAGCCAGTAAGGTTATCCCCCGCCGCATCAATAAACGTTAGCACGACATTCCGAGGAGTACCCGGATCAGTCAAGCTACCCGCCGCAATCGTAGCACCGTTCGTGAGATTCGTCACCGTAGTGAAAATACCACTAGTTGTCGCAGCCGCTACCAGCGGCAACTCAACATACCCGGAACGAGAGCTATTCTCAGTAAGGGGGGACAAGTCGTGAACGTCACCCGCAGCATCAGTGCTCGGAAACGAGAACGAGGGCAGAACCGTCTGATTCGTCACACTCGCACTCGTAACCTCGTAGGCCACAACTGTTGCCCCGCTCGTAAAACTGGTAACAGTCTTTGACCTGAAATACACACTATCAATCAGATAGTTCAGGTTATCCGGCAGGTTGATCGAAAGAGTCTGCGTAGTCGTAAAATCCACATCCTTCAGATATACAAAGCCCGACTGCGGCACCTTTGTCCTGCTGAACGTATGACTGATCTCCAACGCATTCCCTACCGATGCAAACGCCAACAGCATCACAACAACGATAGCTACCATGATCTGCACCAACCCAAGTCTGTCCTTCATTCGCTTCATTCTGTTTTCTCCTGCTCTCTGTTGCTACCTCGTTATACTTATCAAGAACAAAGGGGAGGCCCGAAAGCCTCCCCTTCGGGACGGTCACACCGTCAACTCTTAGCTATCGTAGTTGTAGCCCATACCAACCATCGGCAGGCTCGTGCTCGGCGTCTCAGTCGGCTCAAGATCACGTCGGAAACTGGCGATAACCTTGTTGACCTGTGCGGACTTGTCCACATCAGTTTCAACCGTGAAACCCCGACGCACACCCAGAATGAAGCTGGGCTTATGAACCATCAGGACCGAACCCTTAGTCAGAGTCGCACCATCATACACACCCGTAGCGTTCAGGTTCTCACGAACCGCACTCGACGGGATAATAGGAATCCCGTACAGACGCGGAGCAACACCCGTCAAGATACGTGCAGCCTGCGGACCAACCTTATCCACAGTCAGCGTCTCATCCAACATGATCAGATCGCTATAACCCTTCACGCCACAGACAATCATCAGGTCTCCCGGCTTGACGCCATAGATACCCATAGCCTTACGGAGCGCCCCAATATTTTGTGCGGAAACACCGCCAGTAGCAAAGTCAACCGCAATCGAGGATGCCGTAACCGCAGTACCAACAATAGCCTGCTTACGGAAACCCTTGAAGATTTTGCGATGATCGGTCGCACCCAGCGCATGAATGTCAGAATCCATGTGTGTTGCCGTAGTGTCACCATTAACTAGCGCACCCTCAAGAGACTCAGCCGCACCCTTACCCAGCATCTCCTGCAACCACGGCAGAATAGCGATGATGCTGTCCTCATCAGCCTCATAACTATACTGAGCGATACCGATCAACTTACCGGCATCAAGGGTAATATCCGCAGTCCCCGGATCGCTTGCACTCGGAGCAGTCCCTTCAGTACCAAGATAGAAGGTCGTACGAGTGGTCGCCAACGGGAACTTGAACGGGTTGCTGGGCATCTGAAGCTCTTGCGAAATCATCTGCGCAGCAAGCTGGGACTCAAGATACAACCTCTGCTGAAGGTCGCTCGACAGGTCCGTGTTAATCAACTCGGCACCAGTCCCAGAACCACCTGTAGTCAACGTCTTTACGCCATACGCAGCTTCGTGCCTTGCCGACTTAATGACGATAACGCCATTCGCCGCAGCCTTGGCAAGCTGCTCCTCAGAGATACCATCATTCATCGACTTAGGACGCGCAATACCACGCCCGCCATTTGACTCATCCAGCGCAGACTGCCTAACAGACATCAGGCAGATATTGAGCAACTGCTTCTGTCCAACAGTCAGGTTGCCGCCGCGATGTTCAATAGGTGCCGATACGTCCATCGGAAACTGCATCCTCGCAGCCTTTCGCGTCTGCTCAACCAGATCCTCCTTGAACTGACTAAGAAGACCTTTGACCTTCTCTTCCGTAAGGACATCACCCGGAAGGTTGTCCTTAATGGCTTTCGCCAACGCCTCAGGATCAGCGGTATTACCACCAAGTGCATCCGTCACAGCCTTTTGAATACTCTCGGCTGTAGGAGCGTCCTTCGTTTCATCCAGAGACTTCTTGATCTGGGTAACGGTATCCTCGTCCAGACCAATCTGGCTCATAGCCTTGCCAACGGAATCGGAAACGAGAGTCTTGACTTCCTCGGCACTCAGACCATCTTCGTCTTCCTGCACCGGCTGGCCGGTCTTCTCGTCATACTTGTAACCTGCCTCGGTAGCCTTCTGCTTCAAGGTCACAAGCTCCGCGTTCTCCTCTTCGTTCCGATCACCCTTCATGATCAGTTCGATGAGGCGCTTCTTCTGTGCTTCGGTAAAATTCATCCTGCTCTCCTGTTTCTCATACCATTACAACAAAAATCTCGGTTGTCCAGGTCTTACTACCACTGACGGGTTCAGTCCCTTTCCCCCTTCAATACTCCCAAGATGCCACAACTATGAAGAAGGGGCAAGCTCTTTTTTGAAAACTTTTCAGATTCTTATTTACAAAAGAAAGCCCCCCACCCGAAAGTAGGAGGCTTTCCCCGGAGGGAACGGCGAGAGGAACCGTGCCCGTTATCGCTTGAGCGATGTATCGACCTGCGGCCCACCTCTCTTTCTAGGCTTCTTGCCAGCCGAACGCTCGGACTCTGCAACCACCTCGTAAATCAGCTCGACAGACATAACCCGTCGTTGTGCTCCCCCCGCAATTGTCGCAGCGGGTTGTACAGTTACACGCACCTCGTCAGGCACTCCCACCACGAGATACTTACTCCCCGACTTGAATCCGCCGGGAATATCCCCTTTATCATCAGCAACGAAAACAGCCTGATCCTCGAAAGGCTCTGTAACGACCTTGGATACCTTGCGTACTGACGCTGCCCCAACTGAAAACTCTAGCTCTCCAAAGTTGGAAGACTTTTTTGCATCCACCTCCTGTACATGCTTCTGCGCCTCTCTTGATAACACATCCACAGATACACCAACCTGTTTCGCCAACTCCTCCAGTAACTCCTTCAGCTTAACAGCATCCGGGGTTACTTTGTGCTGACGGATACCCGCTGCTACTCGTGCTACTGCTTGTTCCTTCGTCATCAGCTCCTCCTACGACTTACCTAACACTACAACACGCACCACACACCCCGTATTGCCACCAACCTCTTCAATGTCTAACTCTTTCGTACTACTAAGCGTTTGTGCATTCGCAAAAGACAAAAGAGTAACAGACCCTACTCCGTCCAAATACAAATTACCAGCAGTACCAGAAGGCAAATCAGCCACAGACAAATCCACAACAGGAGTCTGCCCCTCCGTATCCGCACTTACCAGATAGATCAATAAAGCATACACATCAGCTATGTTGACCACATCCCCATCTGCATCTCGGTACTCAACCCCCGCATCGGCCGGTATTGTGAAATCGTCCAAAGACAAAATCACGTTATTACTAGCAGCAACCGCTATATCACGTACTACCAACTGTTCAGCATCTGTAGGTGTTTCAGGAAGAGTAGTATGCCCCACATCATAACTATCAAGCACACCATCCTCACTAGATGGAGTAACCCGTGCCTTTAATGTTGCCAACAGTCGAATATCAGAAAGAATCATAACTATGCCATCATCAGCTTATGTGACTTCGTAAACCGCTTGAACACCTTAGCTACATCAACCGCTGTCAAACTGCGCACCTGAAACAGCGCATCCTGATTTGCCGGAACCGGGACAAGTGAACCTTCCCATAAGTCCACTTTGAAAATCCCACGCCCATCGTCCTTGTAGTAAAACAGCCCGCCCATACTAAGAGCCTTCAAATGTCCTTCAACAACCTTGAAACGAACATCCACAAGACCGGGAGCATTTGATAGCTTACCCCGAACAGCCAACCCCGCATCATTCACTGAGATATTGGTGAACGACCCCGCAAGAGCATGTGTACGCCGGTCATGATCTACGAGCATCACGGGATTCTCTTTGAATTGTGCCAACGTCTCCTTGAATGCATCCGGCTCAACATAATCCCCGTCCCGGTCTGCCGGTGTCGTGCTGACAAACGTGCTTAGATACCCCTCAATCACCACGTCCTGGTAGTCAATGATCCGACTCTTATCCTCTTCACCTTCCCACACAGGAGTAGGCTCTTTGCTACTCAATTCCAGCGAAGCATCCCATGCCTTCACACGAAGGGGGCTATCCGCGAGCACCAAATCCTCTGCCGTCCTCAGAGCGTCTTCCGGCATGGTAATTCGTGTACCCACTCTGTGTAGAATACCGTCTGCATCAGGGAGCGCCAACTCAACCACTGACTCCCCGCCAACAGATTTGACAAACACCCCGGCTACTCGACTGTCGTCAACCATAAAAAACACCGGCTTGCCAACACGGGCATCTACCTTTGAAGCAGTCTTTTCAATAGTCTTCGTCCGCTTGTTACCTACCCTCAGTTTCTTGCTCATTATACCATCTCCTGTTGCTATTCCCCGCCTACCCCACAGGTTCTCACACACTGCTAACCTCTGATTACGATTAGAATACTCCCGCTGCATAACAGGATTTGCCATACAGCGGGATATCCATCTGTCGTGCTGCTCGCCCCTATTGGGTTTTGGCAACGGCATCGTTACTCGTTTCTTGACCCCTCTTCGCCTAACCCCGGACTATTCCTCCGGGTCTTTGTCTTCGTTCGCCTTGTCCGCAATTGCCTCGGAGATAGCAGCCACGAACTCATCATCTTCCATGCCAGACAAAGCCGCAAGAGACTCGTCCTCGAACGTGATACCCGTCTCCTCAACTGCCAACAGCGTAGCTTCCCGGTCCAGTTCCGTCTCTCCTTCGTCATCCTCGACATACTTGAAGACCGCAGCTACACCATTACCCTCTTCTGTAGATGCTTCCTGCTTGTCGTTCTCCATGAGCGCCTGAATCAGTTGAGGCTTTCGAGTCTTACTACCCACTCCCTCAATCTCCCGCTCCTTGCACAATTCCAGCAAAGCATCAACCGTCATCTCGACATAGTTGATCGGCTCATCTGGGTTCAGTGCAGCCTGCACCATCACATTGATAATTTCAAGAAACTCGCTGTCAGTCTTTTCAGCCAGTTCCTCCAAAATCTCAGCCGCTATCTCAACCCCCTCATGCCCATTCGCCCACGCAAGCTTAGCCTCCCGATCAAGTGCTGAAACAGGCTGATCTCTCCCTTCGCGCTCGTCAGACTCCCCCAGCTTTTCAAGATAATCAGGGATACCGTCCACCGACTGTTCCATGTATTGCCAGTCGCGCATACTAATGGAGAATTCTTCTCCCGGCACAACCGTACCATACACACCCAGATTCCTATGAGTATCTCCCATATACCGAACCCTGATCCATGCCTTCATTCGATTTCTCCTGTTACGTCACTACCACGCGCATCTGCATTACCTCTCCGTTGTACCATATAGCGCATAATAGGCACAAGGGCTTTCTTTCATTTGAAAAGTTTTCAGACCGCTTCTGCCATAATCTCAGTAACCGGCCCATACGTATTTACGGCACGAACTATGATAGACGTACCACGAGGAAGCAGTACCTCCCCCTCTCCACGTATAGGCGCTATCGAATCACGTACAGCACCTCCAACAAACAACGGCATAGCCCCATGCCCTACAGGTATTCTTACTGTCAAAAGAAACCCACTAGGAATCATATTCCCGGTAACAACCTGCGAAGACACAGACGTAAGCATATACCCCGGATCAGTAAATTGCCTACCTACCAGATTTCGTAACGCCGCTGGAGTAGTTTGTACTATACCGAACTCCTCCAAAGTACTACCAAGATATAACCGCAATTGAAAGGGGGCACTTGCCCGCGCTATCGCAGCATCAATCAACGCAAGCCTTTGCGTTACCTCTTCCATCGTTTGCTCCGCTAACGCCAATGCCCCAGCTCGTAAATAGTGGTTCATATGGGAATAACTATACGGACTGTCCACTTGCGCCAAAACACCCAGCGCAGCATACTCAGTTGCGGCAACTCCATCTACCGAACGCATGCCCCACCCCACAAAATCAAGATCGCGTGCTGCCTCTTCCGGTGACGTATACGCTCGCTCTATCGGTGCCCCCTCATCAAACAGCGCGGGAGCATCTCCCATTTGCTCATCCGTCAACTCGACTTCCTCACCAAAAGCATCACGCATACGACTTGGCACAATGCATCCCGTATGGTTAGGATGAAAGTCCAGCGTCTCCGCATCCTCAATAGGTACATCACTGATATTACACGTAGACTCCCCACGATACGAAGGGCTATGCGCCTCACGTGCCTCACACCCAATCACCGATACATGAGTCACTACTTCTGATTCCTGCAACCCCTGTATGCGCCCCGCATCTGCTGCCATTCCCATTTCTGTACGGGCAATCATCGCCGTTCGCCATGATGCCATCTGAGGAAAACGAGAACGCAATACCTCTGCCATCTCCACAGGCGTAAGATTGTCTTGTATACCATTACCTAGGATTTGCTGAAACATGCTTCTGGTAGTATCGGATATTCGGGTAATACGCTGCCCCAACATTTGTGCCCGATAATTAAGAACTCCTTGCGTCCCCGGACGTGCTACCACACCCATAAGAGAAGCTGTCGTAGCATATGCAGCGTCCACACCCCCCTGAATAGCTCCAGCTAGATTCATAGAGAAGTCAAGCCCTGCTTCCTGTAGAACGTCTGCTAACGCCTGTGCCCACAGATCCTCATGCATGCCGGGAGAAAGAACAACTGACTGTAGTACATCCTTCCTACCGGATTTGAGAGGGATACCATACACACGCAATGCCCGCTCAGTAAACTTGTCGAGTGTATGCCGTAGAACGTACTTGAAGTAGATCTTGATCTGGGGTGCCAGCCTGCGAATGCCCTTCGCCACCACAACTCGATGAGCTATTACAAAATCATCAATCAGTCGCCTACCGTTCTCCCCCCGAAAAGTCTGCGCACTCCATCCCCGCTCCGGTACATGGCTACTCTTAATAAGCTGCACAGCCCTGCCGGGAGATAGGTGGTGCCGGGGTAACTGCCTACGACGAACTATGGTTGCTTTGGGCGGGCGATAAGGCATTTTGAAGTCTGCTCCTTACCAACATGACTCAGCCACTCCATGAACCTCTTGTCATCATTACCCTTCTCAAAGACAAGGCATTCATCATCGCCGTAAGAGCAATGCCCCATCTCTCTAAGATGAGCCTTAGAATGTGCTGTCCATATAGCTACAGGCACATCCATAAATGCTAGTGCTGCCAATACCGCATCTCCCCGCATACCCTGCAACTCATAATCTACAACCACACACATGCAGTAACGCCCCGTGCGAAGAAAAGCTATCGCATCATGCACTGTTCTCACACAATGTACTATTACATCGGGGAAAGCTGTCTCTGCATAATGCTTAAACACAATACGCCAATCACGATCATCCTCTACCAACAGCACAAACGGATCTGTACGCTTCACGTCATTCACCCCTTGGCTTCACGGAGTAATTGAGCTACTTCTGTCAGCCTAAGAGAGTTTTCCGCATGCAACCTACTTGACTCAGCGATTACAACTTGAAGTGTCTCACTATATTTGTTTGCTTGATCCTGCAACTTCTGCACAAAATCCCGATGCTCATTCTCACGATCCGCACTCTCTTTGATATGCCGCTTATGCTCAGACCAATAAGCATACGTCACAACAATCAGAGCTAATGCAAGAATACCCGTAGCCCCTAACTGAGCTACCTTACCCGCCGCTGTTATCGGATCTGCTGCCTGAGCGACGACCAACCCCACACTCGTAAGCGAGGCACTAGCCAGCAATACCGCTTCCATAGTCATTCCTCATTCCTCTACTTCATCATCTTCCTCCCCTTCGGGAAGAATAGATTCATTCTCTCTACGATCTCTTTCACGCTCCGCATCTGTCGGAGTTGAGAATCCCGCAAACTCAATAGGTACACGGTTTCTATTCACAAAATACTGATCAAGCAACGGATTACCCTCGTCACGCTCCAACCCGCATAATTCCCGTAACTGATTCGGCGTTAGCGCACCCCTATCCACAAGAGGACCGTAATCCTTCACTACCTGCTCAACATCAATCAAGCCTGATAACTCGTATGCCAATTCCCATATAGAAGAAAAAGCCCGCACAAATACAGGCTTACCCACCGCTGTCTCTTCGCCATTCAGCTTGCCTACCAACAAATCCAGAAGGGGAACAATTTCGTACTTACGAAAGTTAATCTCGTCTTGCCGCGCCGTATTATGTGTGACAATGCCAGAAGCAAGAAAATTGTGGTACCCAGTAGTTGCTAAATCATAGACTGGCATCTTACCAAGAGAACGTATACTTCTAACCTTCTGTACGCCATAACCCTCGGGCAACACAAGATCAGAAGGTAAACGATACGCACCCGGAATCCCCTTACCTGCCTTATCACCTTTACTTTCCGCTACTGCAAGCCGTTGTGCTTTTTTGGGGTGTCGCAAAGGTAGCCGCTTGTTTTCTCTCACAATTCCAGCAGTAAAACGCCAACTTACAACATCCCCATAGTTCGTGAACTGCTCACATGGACGCAAGTTACTGGTTGGAACTCCGAGACACATAAGCAAATGCTTAAAGTCACTAGCCAACTCTTTATTTGCTACAGCAAACGTAATACTACCACGCTCTGCAACACAACCATCCGCGTCAATCAATCCCGCAGCAAAATGTAGTTGTTGTTCAACTGGAAGTGAAAAGACCCATTCAGGAATACGCTTCTCACCTGACCTACCGCCAAAACCTGCACTAACCATATCACGCGCAAAATCCGCAGACTGAAACCTAATGCTAGTAGGATTAACTGACGGCACAAACCCAAATGCCTTAAACGCATCAGCTACTACTGACTGGTAACCCTCTTTTTCATGTGTAGCAATAGTAAACCCCCCAATTCGTATACGTGTAAGGGAAGCACCGCTGCCGTCTCCTACATACTGTCCAAGTGCGTATGCAGCATCAATAGGATCACGGTTCTCAATAGGAATACACTTATTCCTTTTACACATAAGCTCGTCTAAGCATACCACTATATCGCCTACACAAAGATCCTCAACGTATTTGTATTCCAGAGCTACCTCAACTCGTTTCCCGTTACGCCCTGTTCCCGCTGTACGATTCACACATAAAACTGGATGGTTATTTGATGCTCGAAGAGTACGTGAATCCGTGACAAGCTCCAAAACCTCAGCGTCACCCTGTTCGATAATCGCTTCAACAGGAACCTCAACACTACCCATCGCAGGATCAAACTGGACAATAACATCTCCAGCCTCTAATTGCTCGATAGGAACAGGCACCCCATTTTGCGTTGTGACTAGCTCCCCAGCAGGAAGGCAAGCGTAGTTTGCAGCTTCTTTGATCCCCGCCATCGAAAGCGGCACACCATGATTGGTAAATATCTGCTCGATGCTCCATTTCTCGTTCTCAATGGATTGCATCTCAGAATGTGTCAGTCCCAGCTTCGTGTATGCCCATTCGCCATTCAGAAAAGCCGTCTTACCTACGTTACGCTCCCCCTCGTACTCAGACTTCCACCACTTCTTCAGCTTAGCCCACTCCTCTTCATCCTCTTCAGCCTCTTTCTTAGTAAGAATGCCAGACGGCATTGCCCCATTAGCAAGAAACTTCTCCTCAAGTGTGTTTCGTGCTATGTACTCTCGATAAAGTGGTTGAGACGCTGCTACATCGCCTAATGCCCCGTGCAGTTTCATAGGATGAGGACGACGAAAATGAATTATCTCATCCCGTTCAAAGTGTTGCTCCTGCCCATTAACCCGATATATGTACCCACTAATTTTTTCGGTAGGGTGAGGTATGGGCGCTACATACTGAGGCATCAATGGATAAAGGTATTTCGGTCTACCTTTGTAATCCATTTCATCTTTAAGCCAGTACGCCCGCCCTGTCAGCTTCATATGGTAAACCCACAGATACAGCAACTCTGCCCATGAATCGAATGGGTTAGGCGTACTAAGCAAACGATTCAATTCAGGATTCTGTACATCAGCTCCAAGCTCTTTGCCCTGCACCTTAAACTTAGTGGAAAGCAGAACCGATGCTGTCAAGTGACACGCCCTGAACGACGCCCATACCTTCTCACAACCTACCCGAAGATAGGCCCGCATGTCACTGAACTCGTATATCGGAACACGAAGCGTACGCTCAATGAACGTACGCTCCTTAGCATCAGGAGTACGGGACTCCATAACCAAATCTGTTCGATTCTGAGGGACACGCCTCGCAAACTTAAGACCTTCTAAGATCCGCGCCATAGCTACTCCCTAGTTTTCGCTCACTATGGCCTATCACTCCAAATAAGTCCAGCAAAAACCCTAATGCTTGGCTCTATACCAGCGCCTAAGTCGTATCAGTGCAAAACCTAACCATATGAGAGGACCACACAGTATAAAGTAGACACGCTCAGTTATCCGACTAAGCTGCCAGCAAGATTCGATATACCTCATCCAACCCACCCACCCCATCAATGCCCACGCCAACACGTACGCTAACCATACATACCATACATTCACTATCTCTTCCCCCTATACCGATATCGACGTTCTTCTTTTCGGAGGCTTCGCAGGAGGCATACGTCGTCTCGGCGGTATCATAACGGGCGCTTTCCTACGTGATGGTTTTTCCACGGAAGGGGGCTGCCGTCTCCTTACCACTGCGGGATAACGCAACTTCCGGGTAGGGTGACACACGAACAGCTTACCGGGGAAGTATGTCGGGATAGAACACAGTACATAGTCTCCCTCATCTTCAGTAGACTCAGCTACCCCCACAATCTCTGCTTCGTGCTCCTTGTTCTGCGCATCGGTGTACACAACCCGCGCACCCTCCATCATAGGCACCCCGTACTTCTCTGCCAGTTCTTCAAACGTCAACATCCTCTCTGCTCCTCTCCGCAACTTTGTATGTTTATGCTTCCCCGCAAGGTATTCCCGGCAAACCCGTCTCCATGTCAACTAGCATTGTCTTCTCAGGAAGTGCCCCCGAATCTACCATCTCCTGTTCGATTTGAACGAAAAACTCCGCAGCACATTGTCCATAATCAGTCTTCGGCGTCCCGTCATCGTTCAGTGGCTTAGAGAACTTCGTCGGATTCTCCGCATACTGCCTGTTCCATTCATTAAACACCGCTGCCATTTTCTCTACTCTCGTCATACTTTCCTCCTCTCTTACTGCAGCACTCTACTTTCTGTTTCCTTCAGGGTACACCCGATGCGTATGAAGTGACAAAGGAGGCTGCAAGTTACGCACACACAGCCATACTTTACCCGTAAATAGTAACTTAATACGCTGCCTCCATGTCAGTGCCCATACACTTTGGTGTGACCGTTGTCGCACATCCGTATCACTGTGAAAGATAAGCTGTAGGGGTAAGTCTCCACAATCCTGCCCGCAAGAATGCTTGTTCCAATCAATCGGCTTTGTAAACCCATGTGTCTGCCCCGCAAACTTTACAGGTAGTAGATCATCCCTTTTCACATCATAGTCTCTCATCTTCCCTCCTAGTTTGAAAAGTTTTCAGAAGCACAAACACTCTTGCACGTATCCCGACTCCTTCTCATTTTTCTGCACACGTCTAGGGTACGGTCTCCAGTTACTTGTATCAATATACGGACGTTTCCACTCTACCAACGCATCAAACAAACTAGCGTGGTCACTAATCATTATGCCGTGAATACGTTTCCATGTCACCCACAAAATCCCCTGTAACTGAGATGGTATCAGCCCTTCTTGCTCGGCAACCTCTTTAACCGCCGCAACGATTCGCCTATAGCCTTTTATACCCCCGGTCTCAGCATACCGCGTACCCACAGGGTAGCCCCGCGCCACGTTTGCCATATGCCCGTCAACACAAACATGCTCTCGATCATTCGGGTCACAGATATTTCGATAGAAGGCACGGACTTTTAGTCCCTTATACACCTCATCGAAGGGGGCTCCCGCCATCAACTCCCATGCCTTTGCTCGATTATGCTTGTACGTGCTGACTGTGACCTCGTGCTCGGCCCAGCTATTTACAAAACCATGTACTACAGTTAAGGCACTACGAAGATTAGAGAGCCAATCGGCATTCGGACTAAGAGCACAGAATACCCCGGCCACATGACGATGCGATACACCATACCGCTTTCCGATTTCGTGCATGATTTTATGATAATCGAAGTACGATACTTTACCGCCTTCGACTTCAGCCGGGGTACTCTGCCTAAGTACCTTGTAGGTATTCCATCGTATGTGTTCATCGCTAAGCGTACTGATTCTGAGTACGTTTTTCATTATCTCAGGATCATACACCTTACGTACCATTACCCTACTACCCGCGAATCGGCCCTCTTGGGTTATATGGATCGTTTCTGTAGAATTACCTGTTGGGTTTACTAAGGCCACCCGCAATAAGGCATCCACACGTCATGCACAATTCGTGATTGAACGCGCTACGGTATTTGTGTTCGCACTTCATTGCTTTGCGTATGCGATCACCGACAAATAGGCATCGCGTTCTTCGGAAAACCTCAAGATCTTCCGGCGTTCCGCGTGATACTTGTGTGTTGTCCCAATCCTCGCGCTTTGGTTGCATGGTCTCGATTGCGTATTTGAAATCATCCATCGTAGCGTATGCCATCTCGTTCCTTTCCGTCTTGGCCGGGAGAAACCCAACCAAGACATTCAGCGTATGCGCTATTCGCGCAACGCTGATGTCAGTCGTTGGAGGTACGGAAGACCACGACCGCCAACGGAAACGGCAGACCATGCTTGCCTCCGTTGAACCGTGGTCGCCCACGAATGAACCTCACCTCACCCTTCATGCACTCGTCGTGCCACCATCCGGTATTTGTCCTGGCCGGAATAAGCAAGACTGTGGTTGCTTTCCCTGCTTCCGCCTCTGTCCGAGCCTTGCGAATCCATCGCGGCATTTCCCGGCCATACGGGGGGTTGCACCAGCAAACCCCTTCCCACGGCTGGGCAAGCCCGTCGTCGGCAAGCGTAAAGTGCTTCGCACATTTCGCGTTGGCGTCCGTACTCGCCACGTCACAAGTGAAACCAAACTCCGCGTCCAGCCCGTCAAACAGGTCTTGCGGCGTCTCGTATTCAACCGACTTGGCGGCGAATCTTGCTTCTGTCAAATCAGCCATCGGAACCTCCAACAATCTGCTGCACGGTACTCGCTACCGCTCGACCGTGAGCAGTAGTGTTGGCAGTAATAGCCTCTTCGATCCGCGTTTGTGCGATATTGAAGTATTCTTCCACCTTCTCAATTCCGGTGAATTCTCGGTTGAGGTTCGCGCAAGCCACGCCAGTAGTGCCACTGCCCATTGTGAAGTCCAGCACGGTTTCATTCTCGTTGGTGTATGTCTTGATTAGGTACTCCATTAGGGCTACTGGTTTTTGGGTGGGGTGGACTGGCTTATGGGGCTTGCTAATCTCTAAAATAGAGACCGGCAACAACTTGTCTGGTTCGTAACTTTTCCCCGCTTTGCTTCTTTCTGGACAATTCGGAAGGTGGTCTTTGATGGTATTGCCTATGCCTTTACGCCCTGGTTTTTGTGACCCAAGAGGGTTTACTCGTTTTATTGGGTTGTATGTGGGTTGTTTGCCATAAAAAACCACTACGTCCTCTGTTATCTTTAATGGCATTTTATTGCCAAACAAGAAATTTGCTGCCTTTTTCTTGTTCCAAACCCAACAATACTTAAACATCTTCATATTAGAAGCAATCAGCGTGGTCGTGAACGGCTGGCTTGCCGTCATGACAATAGCCCCGTTAGGCTTTGTCACCCTCTTCAACTGCTCCCACATAGGCTCAAGCGGAATGATGCTATCCCACCTGCAAGCAGTCGTCCCATAAGGCGGGTCGGTCAGCACCATATCCACACTTCCATCCGGTATCTCTTTCATTCTCTCTAGGCAATCACCTTGCATTAGTTTCATATCGTCCTTTCTAATTGTTCTGCCAACCAGAGGTTGCAACGTACAGCTTCGCCACCGCTGAACCTAGGCGTTGGCCTCTACCTCATTGCCCCACGCTTCCCAACATTGGACGCGCTCACGGGCGAACAGTTCAACCCTTGGAACGTCCCCCATCAGACGCACAATCCGGTCGCGCACCTCGTCAGGCTTTGCGCTGTGCCGCCCCCGTGGCGCAAGCACAATCTGCTTCACGTCTCGCGCCACCCGCTTCGGTTTGCCTCGCCTTGCCAACAGGCAAAGCTCCGCGTTTTGGTTCGTCCAGTGCCCCATGCCAGAATAGATAGTGCCAGCCCTCTTGTTTGTCTTCACCCACACGAAAGCGCATGTCACAAAGTCGAACCCCCACCCGTCAAGCACGGCAAAGGCATCCGGCAGAAGCGGCATGGTCGCCCACATGAACAGAGCGCAGTCGGACGCTGCGATTTGAGCCACCGGCAAGGCCGCAATCTCTCGCGTCGGTATGGTCGGGTACGTCATAGCCCCCCACGCAGGCTTTCCGCCGCGCTTGTCGTTGTATGACCACGGCGGGTCAGCGTAGATCACCGAGAACGGACCCGGAAGGCCAACAAGAGCATCGAGGGTACAATCATTCCGCGCTTCGCTTGTCATGCTTGACCCTCATGCTTGTCGTTCGCCCTACATCCTTCGTTGCGGCATCCATTCGGCGTCAGGCCACACTTCTTGCAGTAGCCAGAGCGCAACATGGCGTTCAGGTTGTTTGCCCAGTGCCATAGGTCATCGTCTTGCGGACGGGCAAACTCCATCATCTCGATGCTCACCCAGGAAGGGCGAACAAGGCGTCCGACCGTACTCGAAACAGCCGCTTTGCCATCTTGGTTCATGCTGTGCCTTTCTCCGGCTGTTTCGAGCCAGTCAACTCTGCGTTCGCTGCATCGTGAGCCATCATGGCTTGCCATGTCCGGGCTTCGGCAGTCGTTGGTGAACTCGTCAAGCGCCTTGTCGATGGCTTCCATTTCCTCGTGCTTGTTTCTCATGCTTTCCTTTCTACGCCCGGCCCGGAAAATGCCGAACCAGACGCATCAGCGTACAAAGAAAGCCGCGCTTACGTTTCTTTTTCATATCAACCGTCCTCTCTGCGGCTTTCTTTGCCGCTGTGCTCAACGTTGGCGCTACTCATGGAGCGCGTCCATTTCCTCTTGCGTTTTCTCCACACACCGCACCGTCACGGTGATGTCAGTCCACGGCCTGCCTTCATCCTCAGCACGCACGAATTGGTCATCTAGTGCGGACTCGACCAACTCAAGGGCTGGTCCCCAAGTGTCATCGGCCTCCACGATCATGCTGTCGTATGCAGGATCAGGGCTTGGCGTGATCTCATAGCATTTCATCTGTCCGTCCTTTCAGAGCGCCCAACAAAGCGCTCTAGATTTACGTCGCTGCGCTCCGAAACTGAGTTTGATCGTTCGGCACACGATACCAGCGACCATCCTGGTCCGGCCCCCGGCGCGTATACTCCGTATCCATGTGCTGGTCTGCGTGGTCGCAGTCCTCATGGTGCCGACACTCGGGGCGGCACAGCAGTCGCGGCCGGTATTTGTATCGGCAACGGCTGGAATAATTGCAGTGCCGAAGAAAGGCATAAACGCTAGTCATCATTCGCTCCTCCGAATACATCTCCGACCAGTCGCCCTGCCGTGCCAGCATCCAGCCGTACCCGCAGGTACAAATGCCATCCTCAGACTTGCCGTTACACAATGCAGAATAGATCGTGCAGTCGGCAGTATGAGCGGATCGCGACTTCATTATCTCCTTCCCCTTCGTTTATCCGTTCCCCATTTCGCTCGCCGATACTCGTGACTACGCCGAATCCCTTTCCAGCCGTCCCGGCTGCGTTGCACAGATTCTAAATTACGCATCGGCTGCGAACCTTCCAAGACAGCATCACGAGAGATAAAAGAATAGTAATCACCCGGTACTCCGATCGTGCCTATGTCATCCAAAAGAATAAAACAAGAAGAAATTGCCGACAACATAGTAGTTACCTCTTCCTCAAATCCCGGCATAATAGTATGATCATTAGAAGTCATAGTTTCTAGTTCGACAACATTGCATCGTGTATCTCTTCCAGATTCATAGGCGAACCATCCGGCAACTTCCGCTTACCGTCCGAGTCCGGTAATGCTTCTTTGGATTCACCCCACCGATCCTTTCCCGCACAAGCAATATAAGAGGCACCTCCCGCTTGCCCTTCAGCTATGGTCATTCTTCGTCTTCAGTGATAAGCGTATAGTACATCGGCCTCGTGTATACAAGCCTCCACCATAACCTTCTAGCTAGTGTATGACAGCCTTCTTTGCCGTTTAGCAACCCCCGTACACAACGTAATAGAGCTATGTTCTCTTTGCGAACAACAAGAACATCGCAACGATTACTTATTGCAGCCGCAGCAAACATAATCGCAGCAAACCATCCAAGTATACCATATGCTGTCACTCTTCTTCCTCTCCCGCCAGCCATTTTTCAAGATCATGCCTTGCCCACGCTACCGCCGCCTGTAGGGTTTCGGCATCAGCTACGTATCTCCACTCCTTGTCAGTTACTTTTTTCCCTGCTGACCGGCGATACAGTCTAAACAACCCCGACTTGCCATCATCCTCAAGGTATGCCGTATCATCTTCGATTTTGTAGACTACGTGATGCTCGACAAGCCATTTGCAACACGTCCACCTTACAGACGGTATCCAGTTCTGATCACCGTTTACAAACGGTTCTACCGAATCAATAGTCATTACACAATGTCTCTCATCCAGTCTTCCGCTGCCCCGCACTTAAGTATCCACTCCTTCAGGACATTCAGCACATCTTCTCGGCGAGAGTTACTAACATAGTTAAGGCAGGGCTTCTCTACTTTGTTTTCCCGGTCAAACACCATAAGCATGAAACCCTTACCCGGACATTGCCGCTCGATCACCTGCCTCAGAAAATCCAGCTCCCGCTTTAGTTGGTCTTCAGTCATTCCCCGTACTCCTCAGTCGCCGCTGTATATGCCCGTCCCAGCATATCTAACACGTCACTAGCAGCAATACCAATTCGCACCATCTCAAGCCCCAGATCTACATATACAGCACAAGCAGCACTCTTCCACCATGCCCCGACTGACCATCCGTTGTTATCCCAATCCATATTGCGAATACAGTCAACTAACTCTGTCTCAGTCATTATTCCCTCCTGGCTTAATACTATGACATAAGCAGAATCTTTTGTCAAGAGTTATGTCGAGATAACAAACCCTCAACTTACTTTCCTTCTCTTCGTAGTATTTGCACACACTGTTTGAGTCGCTCTGCGTCCCTCTTATGCTCTCTCAGTTTTACTTCTGTTTCGTGAATTAACTCAGTAAAAGAACGTAAAAACATCATATGCCTCCACTCCACTCGTTCTGTCCCATGCCGCCACCATACTTGTGCCATTGCTCGACGAGTGGTAGTGTGTACATCAAGTACTATCCCCAAACGATGAGGATTTTTGTGCTCATATACTATGTCATACTTCTTAAATAACAGCTCGGACATAGCACCCCCGCTAACTATTAACGTTTTACTCTACGGGCTAACTCCTGCGACGCCAACCGCCACCTAGTTTTATTCAAAGCTAGTGGCTTCCTTCCAAACGCCCCACATCTCGGACACCAATACAAATAACCGATAACTTTTGTTCCTGTTATATTATACCATTTTCCCACACATGTGCCCGTTCTGTGCTCCTTACACACACGTATCTGTATATCCTCCTTAATCCTTGATGCCATACAAAACCTCTTTCTTGCTAGGCATTAACTTACCTTCCCGCTTTGCCCGCTTACGTGCTCGCGTCCATACGTTTTGAATCCGTATCTGCGTTTCCCGGTAATCTATCTCTGCTTTCTTACCGTCAAGCAAAAGCCTATCCCTCTCCTTTACAGACAACTTCTTTGTGGAAGGGGGCAGACCATAGACAAACTTGTCCCCCGCGATTCGCAAAAACACCGCCCGCTCGAATGGCCTGCCCATATTAGCCAGCCGAATGATAGACTTAGCCTTGTGTTTGAGCCTGCGCTTTCTTGAAATCTTTTCAAACAACCTAGCTATTTGAAGTATAAACCATTGCTTCATTACTCTTCCTCTAGTGGTTTAACCGTATACATTACTCCTAAGTGATGCTCAACCGCCCACCTGTTTCCTGCTGAGTCGGTTAATACTCTGATCTCCCTCGGAGGAAAAGCCTCACGCATAGCGGCATTTCGACAACTGCCAGCTATCATAAAAGCAATAAACACCACTATCACGGTAACTAACCCGATAATTACCCACTCCTTCATACCTCCTCCTGTACCCATATTACGCTTTTACCATCTTGCCTGGTATCCGCTTCGCAAGGCATGCTTTCTCTTGTGTTATAGCAACCAACATTAGCCGTCTTTCCTGTTTGAAATGTTTTCAGAATGACACTTGCAGGCTTGGCATACTCATATCCGGCTCGGACACACGCCCGAAATTAACCGGAATGGGAACAAGAAGTAGTAGCATCATATCAGCCTACTTAACCTCCCCCATGAGTGTCATTCTGAATCCATTTCTATGATACGAGTCTACTATATCACCTTGACAATCTTTTGTCAAGCGTATAGTAGCTTCTTTCGGCGTACTAGAGATTCCCACGCAATCGACACAGCATCAATTTGATCATCATGCTCGCCGTCTGGAAACATCTCTAACTCATCCAGGAAATCTTTGTTCCATGCTCCCTGCACAAGATGAAATCTCCCCGCCTCAATCGTATTGAGCCAGTCCTGTGCTCGCATCAGCTTGCCACCCCGTGGAGGATTGCGTTCCTCGACTCTAACCTCTCCTTGTAAAGATTCCCGTATTTCCGAAAGCCCAATCTTAAATCCCGATACAGCCTCTAGCCCCATCCTATTACAGTTGTATCTGATCTTGTCTTGCAGGCTTATCCGAAGAAGGCGGGGTTTCAATCGTGCCCATGCTAGTTTTCTTCGGAACATGTCTATCACGAAGAAATCCTTTGTCTCCCGATCATACGCACACAAAGCCCCGCAGCTATAGTCAGAAGTCTGCTTCTCAGTAAGAGCTAGATCCCAGCCCCGCACCCAAGGAATATTTGTAGGCACGGCATTGATAATCAATCCGCGATTAACTCTGAACAAATTAACCTGTCCGGACCCGGATGCACTAGGTTTGCCTCGATACTGACTATCCCACTCATAGCGCGGTATAGATAGCCGCACACCTTCCAGAAAATCTATCGGCCTCTCTTCAGGAAATAACGCCTCTCCTATCTCCCGCCCTAAGATATCGTTCTGCTCAGCAATCGCCGGTAGATTCGTAATTTCATAAACTAAGTCATCTCGTCCATGAGTACGCAATTGCTGTACATAATTTTCGGATGTTAGATGCCCAATCAAATCTTCCGGATGCCAACGCGTTCCCAGCAAAAATACTTTAGCAGTAGGATGCAGACGAGATACGCAATCTCCAAAATACCATCTCTGAATCTTAGCTCGTTGTGTTTTGCTCTCTGCTTCTTCTCGGCCCGCATGTACGTCATCCATTACAAGCCAGTCAACTCGTCGCCCTGTCAGCTTTCGTCCTGTACTTTTAGCGATAATGGATGAACCGTTTGTAAGCCGCATCTCGTCTTGTCGGTTGAATCCCTCGACAGGAGCTACACCGGGAAAGATAAGTTGATATTCGGGAGTCTCCATAATTCGCCGAATGTCTGCCAGCATTTCTACCAGCAAATCATGAGAGAATCCAGTGAGGGCAACTCGCACTCCCGGTTGGTGTCCTAGGATAAAGGCCGATGCTCGTACGGCCAGCAATTGAGACTTACCATGCTGGGGAGGAACACTAACAGCCTGATAAGCATGCCTCATACCGCATAGCATGCCATCGACAATATCAGCTAAGTGAAGATGTAGCGGTCCTAGCAGATAATCACTGTAGCCGGGAGGATGTAAAAAGTAGAGAAAAGCTCGAAAAGTTTGTCGTGCCTCACTAATGAGCAATTTTAGGAGACTATTGCGTTGACGTTCAGGGAGCGTTACCTTCTCAGGTTCTTGTCTCTTTACATCTGTATCCAGCTCAAGAACCCTTGGCATGCCCTACTCTCTAAGCTATAAGCAAACCGTACGCAGAGTAATATCTACGTACGGTCACTTAGTTTTTCTGTCAATCCGTATTACAAAGCTAGTTCGCTCTGTGCTTTCTGCCATAACGATCAATCAAAAAAAACCGTATAGTCTCTATTCTGAAAAGCTTTCAAATACTAGACTAAGATAGTATCTCGAATATGCTCAGCTATAGCTCGCATAAGCGGTGGGGGAACACAGTTACCCATACGCGAAACTATTTCTTTCCATGTACCTACAAATCGGTAATCATTAGGAAAGCCACAGATACATCTGTATTCTGCTATAGTAAAGCGTCTTCGTTCATTCCAATGCATCAATCCATTGGCAGATATAGTTCCATCCTTCTTACATACAGTAACGCAAGGCTTATTTGGATGAACTCGTATAGCAGAAAAACTACTACCTAAACCTGCGCTTCTATAATTTTTGCCTCTAGGCAGATCATGCCAATTAACAAAACTAGCATATCTCTGTCCTGCAACTAATAGCATCTGTCTTTCTGTTTCGTCTATAGTCACTTCTCGCAAAGCACGACTAACACTTATAGGTTGTGTCTGCGGACAAGGAAAAGAAGGGACTCGCCGCGTATCTTTGCGTGTACCTATAATAATAATACGCTGACGGCTCTGCGGAGTAGCATAATACATAGCATTTAAGATCTCCGCTCTTACTCTATAACCACATCCACGCAACATATCTAGTATCTCACAAAATATACCGCGCATCGGTCCTTTTATCATACCCACAACATTCTCTGCCACAAAGACTTTAGGCTTTAGTCCTGCTAATAATCTAGCATACTGACCGAATAGAGAATTACGAGTATCCGCTACCTCTCGATTTCCCGCAGTAGAAAAGCCTTGACATGGGGGTGAACCATCTAGTACGTCTAATTCTTTCGGTTGAATCTTAGCTAACTCAAGCGTCTGCTCTATAGACAAATTAGCTATGTCTCCGTGATAAATCGGCATTCTAGGCCAATTAGCTCGTAGACAGGCTACGGCATGATTATCACACTCTACTGCTAGTAATTCACGGTATCCGGCCTGTCTATATCCAAGACTGGAACCACCACACCCCGCAAACGTACTAATTACTGTAGGCTTACTCATTAGCAGTTTCCTCAAATTGATAACCACAACGGGGACATGTACAATTCAACTTGTTACGTATAACTGCATCATCAATAGGCGTATTACCTTTTGGTAGCTGAGAGGCAGTCTCCATTTGCTCGATAGGCGGTAAGTTACATTCCTCGAATCCTATATCTAGTAGCTCTATACGCTGAAAACCATACTCCATTAACTTAACAGCCTCAAAACTACTCTCTAGTAGATTCGTATCCCACTCACCAGCAATATTCTTATTAAGTCGCACAGCAAGTTCACTACGCTCTATATCAGTTAAGGCGCGGTTCGGAACCATGCATTGTACTTCTGTCTCCCCCGCATTTTTCAGAGACTCAAGCCGGGCATGTCCCCCGATCAAATCACCATTAGGCTGAATCACTAGCGGCTCAGCCAGTCCGAATCGCTCCAAGCTGGTAGCAAGATTACGCATACCTTCCGGCGTTAGCCTGCGTGGATTCTTATCCCATGCCTGCACGTTGCCAATAGGTCTTACCTCAAACGCCCAGCGCAGCCGCTCCCGGCTCTCCGATAATTGTCTTCGTCTTAGTCGTTCCTGTGCCATTGCTTACCTCTCCTTGTGTCTTAGTGTTTGAAATGTTTTCAGAATCCCCCGCAGCCGGTAACATCAACCGTTGCGCTAGTTCCGGCCTATCAAGCAGTAATGCCGATACCGCTGATTTTAACGCTTCGTCGTCCATCTCTTCTCGCGATAAACGAGACTCAATTGGCTTGCCGTCTTTGCCCGTTAGCTCTTTCCTTTGAGCAAATTCCCCCTTCGCTTTTCGCTCTGCATACCATTGCGCAGCCTTCACATCATCCAGTGATTGCACTATGGTTGTACGTGCTTTAAGGAGGGGTTTTACGCGTAACAATTTGGCCCTGTCCGCAAATGCTGGGTTAACCTTAAGATAGTCATAATACGTATCTCTGGCAATCCCCGCAACTAGACACGCCTCTAGTATTGAGCAATCCATTGAGAACGCCATCTCAAGCTTGGCTAGAGTGTCAGGAGTCATCTTAGTTGGTCTGCCCCCCGGACGCCTGTACTCATCATCTCTCGGCCTTCCCCCCCGCCGATTTTCTGTGACCGATAGGACTCTCTTAGTAGGCTTACCCCGCTTAGTTAATCTGGGTATAGACTTACGTCTCGGAGGAGGCTTTATAGACCTTCTAGGCGGCTTAGAATCGGTTGTGTGCTCACTCATAGACTGTATTCCTCTCTACCTCTGTCCTAACCATCCCCCCCGCATCTTCCCCGCGCATCTATCCCCCGATAT